CCGCCAGGACTGATGAAAACTGTTCTGTACCAATATATATAGGATTCCCGTTAGAGTCCATTCCTCTTATGAAAGGAATATCTTCTGAAGGCTCATTCAATTTCTCTGATTTTGATATTTCCCTAGATGCATCTCCTATACTGATTATTCCAGTTTCCATATTGCTCGGATTTGAAACTATAAAATTTTTAGGAGAATCTATTTGTAAAAATGATGACATTAATTCAGAAATTACTTTTTTCATGGAATCTTTTGACATCTTTTGTACATCCCCATTACTCTTTACACCAAGAAAATAATCAAAATCTTCAACGGATGTAACGTCTGATAATTTTTTATCTGCCATAATTACATGTTTTAATCGTTTGTGTTTTGTTATATAATATTCATTAAACAGTTTCCTTATTATCCGGAAGAACCGGTCTGTAATAAGTTACTTTTTCAGATTCATCAGGAGAAAGTGAAAGAAGCATAGGATTCTGGTCTGGCATATTATCCTCTGATAAAGTATGTGGAGTCACTACTTCAAGAAGCACATCATCAAAATTAAACTTAAAACCAGAAGGAGCTTCTGTGCCGATTACCTCATTAAAACTGGGATATAAACGCTTTAGTTCCAATGCCTGATTGTTTGTAAGGCTAATGTTATTAATATCTGATGATACTTTTCCCAATAAAGATACGAGCTTGTTAAGAAAATTATAATCCAGATTATCCGGATAGAACAGATTCCCTTCTTCAATCATAGAATCTTTTTCTGATTCTGGTATTTCTTTCCACAATGACGCTTCTTCCATGGATGAAACAATCATTGATTTTTCAAAACGTCTTTCACTAATTGGAACTTCCTCACTCTGAGTAAGAAGACATCCGTTACTTGCTTGTAGTATCATTTTTTCTTGCTTTTTCAATCATGTTGTCAATAGCATCAATAAAACGTGGATTCCCGAACCTGGAATATTCCTTAATCAGTTCCACTTCTTTCTCATCATATTCTTCTTCACCATCTGAATTGTATATCTTACGACACAATTCAAGCGAAGCAACTCCCCTGCCCGATGCGTAGATAGCATCGGCAAACATTTCTCTTACATCTTCCACTGCTTCCGTGGCGCGTGAAAGACCGTTGAAAACGTGTAATTCCTTAAAATTCAGTTTCATAACTATAAATCAACTATTTTATATAATATTCCATTATAGAAATACAACATTTTAACCCTATTAAAATTATCTGTAATTCGTACAGAGCTCGTCTTACCGTCATAATTTTCCCCATTACTCCTAAAACCAAAAGAAGTAGGCGATAATCCTACTTGTTCTCCATTTGGATTCCCAAGATTTATAGATGTGACATCAATATACGCATCATTACCAGAAGCAGGATGTGATAGATGCAATACTGGTGATGCTATTATAGGTAAATCAGAAAATGCAGCAAGTCTTACTAATGTTTGTCCTGAACCGTTTTGTATAATAAAATCAGCAAACTCTCTCTCCATCTTTAAAGTATATCCATAAGCTGTAAGCGAAAATTCTGCTGAAATACTTAAACCAGTACTATTATACACAAAACTATTATCAGATGATTTCAATGAATTAAATACACAATTTGATATTGTCCCATTATCAAATTTACCGCTCGTAGCTACGACTTCACCTTGTATGTGTGCTTTTGTAGCATACATCTCACCAGATTCTGTCACACGGAAGGGAGCAGAAGCACGATTCTCGTAAATACTGCCGGCAAAAATACGCACAAGGCTGCCTGAATTGCTTCCAGTCATACCTGCAGTAACCGTACCGTCATCTTTCTGTATAAGCAGGTCGTTTCCCTGAAACAACTGTATTTTTGCATTCTTTGCTATAATCAGTGATGTGAAAATAGAACCTACATTCGCTCCAAACTTTTTCCAATATTGCGTATTAGCGTATGTAATGCTGCTGCTCGATACATGCGTTTTCAAACACTGGTATGCGTCCCATCCGGTTTCAACAGCATTGTTTCTTACCAATACTACATCTATATAACGAACAGGAAGGCTTCCGTCTTTCACATCGCCGTCATTACGGTATTCCGTGTTCAATGCCCATTCAGAATCGCGGATTGCACATCCCTGAAGTCCGTCGGCTCCTTTCTCGCCAAGCTGTGCAAATACAGCAGGAGTAGAGAATAACCCCCATTCTCCATCTGTTGATTTCCTTCTTTTAGAGACCCATTCGTATGGATAAGAAACAGAAATACCTGAAGGTGAGCGTGTCCATCCACTTGGTATGTAATCATCTATCTGTGCTGTTGTTGGAGTTGAAGGGGTTGAATTTATTGTTGTTCGTGTGTAAATTTCTTCAGTATAAGGTCCGTCTTCGCCTTTTTGAGCAATTATTTCGTATTCTAAAGAGTTTTGTTCTCCCGTTAGTATATATCCTCCATCTTCAAATATAAATCTATTCCCATCATTATCTGTCCAACACCATAAAGGAGGATTGTTAGTTGCATTTTTTGTAGAAAATGAAGAACCACACATTGTTACAACACCCATTTCAGGAACTTCCATGCCAGACTCCCACCTTCCAATATAAGTTAAACCAGCTCCATCTTCACCCTTATCTACTTGTAGAAGCCAATCAGCATTTTCCTTGGAAGGTTCTGTATCTGTCCCGTCTTCTGCTACGCATAGCCACAATATACCATCATGGCTTACACGGTCATAAAATTCATATTTTGTGCCACTTTCCCATTGACCTCTGTCATTTGCCACAAGAACCGGCGTTCCATCTGGTCTTACTTGATTTATTGTACCAGTAAAATACACAGAATTAAGGTACATGGAGTAACCAGACATGTTCAGCCCGAATATGTTCAAATTCGTCAGGTCGCCATACTGCATGGCAATATTCCCAACCGTAAATTCCCAGTCATTCTGTTTCCAGAGAAGCCGGGTATATGTTCGTGTTTCGTATGCTGAGCTTTGTCTTGCTTCATCAGTAAAGTTTCCGTAACATGAAAAGTTCATCTGCGGCTGTGGATGAATAGTATATCCAGGACGAAGCGCATAACGGAATGTCTCATTATTATCTCCTGATACTTCTGTCACGCGAAAATAGGTGGTTGCAAATCCGGAAAATTTGAAGTTACCTTTGCTGTCGTCTGAATCCTCGGTAGAATCCCTTTCATCGCCAAAATGGAAGATACCAAGTGCAATGTCATCCTTAGATACCGCACCAAACTCTCCTTCTTCCAGCTTTAGTGTACAAGTTCCAGTTGTAAGCTGATTACCTTCCGAATCCGTATCAGGTGTGCATGACAGAATAATTCCAGCACCAGGTACACGCCATTTAATCCCCAGGAAAATCTCTACACGGTTGTACCGGAGTTCAGGAACCTCCAGAAATTCCCACAGGCGAAGTCCGCGCATTTCTCCGTATCCTTTTTTATCTATCTTTGCGCCAAAACCGGTTAAACCTTCGGAAAAACCTTTCTCTCCCACCACAATTCCTGCCATCATCGTAAGCAAGAATTTCGTGGAGTCTTCACGGTCTTTATTGATAAGGTATTGTCTGAGAAGGTCTAAATATTTTCCAGTAAGCAACTTGGTTGTGGGCACGGATTCGTCGCTTTGAAGGAAGTCTCCCTCATCTCCCTGGCGTGCCACATCCGTAATCTGCTTGTCGTTGATAACCAGTTTCCCGATAATGGAAAGCGTGCCCTGCACAATAAAGGAAGTGAAACGTTTCAGCGGACGGATCAATCCTTCTGCGGTCAGTTCAAACAGTTCCTTCCATCCGGCTGCATCCTGGTCATTACCTTCAGGAGTAGAAAGCCTACCGTAGTCCAGTGTAACTTCACGGTCGAGGGTGGCAGCTTCCAGACTGTCGGTGGCGGTAATGCTTCCGATACGTATGTAATAGAAATCTTCGTTGGGATTCTCTCCGCCGATGCTTCCGTCAGTAGCATAGTCGTTCACGGAAAACAGCACCATGGCATCGTCCGAATCTCGTTCCAGACGGGCATAGATGTAGTGTGCCTCCGTGCGGTTCAGGCGGGTGTTGTATCCCGTCAGCGTCCAGCTTCGGTATTCTCCGTTGGGCAGATAATCTATGCCGTAGCTTTTCTGCGGAGCCACCATGATGGTACAGCCCGGAACCACCCCCACCTGAATCAGGTTGGGGTTTTCCAGTGCGTTTTCTGTCATGGACACGCCCTGGTAAGAAATTCGGTATGCGTTACTCTGGTAATCGGTTATCATTTCCCTTTTCTGTATTTCTGATTCATTTTCTCAATTTCCTTGGCTTCCTTGGCCATGGCATTCATAATTCCCAGGATGCGGACCGCCTCGCTGTCGTACACTGCGTCGTAGTCACTGAATCCCTGATACTTCATGATGTTGTTAATCATTTCCACCTCTATCTTGATGGGGTTCTGCCGTCCGTTCTTTTTCCCGTTAGGCGTGAACAGCTCCGGATACATGCGTGCGTAGGCTTCCTGCACGCTCTGGAAATACTGCACCATGACGGGGAACATGCGGGCTTCTACCATGCTAAACCAGCGGGCGTTTTTCTGTATCTGTCCGGAGTTGAACGACCACACGCGGCGCTTACACTTGCGCAGGTAGCGTCCTTCGCGTATCTCTCCCGTCTCGCGCACGGATTCGTTGAACAGCGTGGCCAGGAACCGGCATCGTGCCTGCTTCATGCGGCGCAACTGCATCCGGATGGCGGCATGGGTCGATTTTCGCCTTACAAGCGTCTGTAGAACCTTCTGTGCGTCCCAGTACATAATAAGCAGGTTCTGTGCGGACTGGTACTGCGCAAAGCTGACATCGGACATCACATCTTTCGGTGCTTTCAGACGAAGGGTCCCCATACGAAGCCGGATAATTCCGTAGGGAGTGACGGTGCGTGCAAAAGGATTGTCCAGAAAACCGAGCTTCTGGTCAATCCACTGGTCCACCTGCCATGCCCGCATGGGAATGCGCTCAAACAGGTGGCGAATCCCTTTGCGCCGGAAGAGAAACACCGTTTCACCATTTTCATCGGTCACGGTGCGCCGCACGATTTTCAGTCCGAGAAAAAGCATGAAGCATTTCAGCTTGAAAATACGGTCGGCACGTTCCTCGTCGCCTGCCGCAGCCATAGCCTCCTTACGCTTGTAAAGTCTGTTCACCTCTTCCAGCTCTTCGGTCGACAGCCGGTTCCAGCTGTCGGGAAGTGCCGGAAGATGTATCTGGTAGTTTGTCGTATCCATTTGTCGTTTCTTTTACCCAAAGTTAGGTATATGACAACTGGGAATGAAGGACAAAAAATCAGTGCCGGGTAAAGGCTTGCGGACGCATGACGAAGATGGCGTTGTCCTGGTTGTCGTAATCGAATATGGGCTGCTTGTCCGGGCCGGTTGTTTCAGTGAGCGGCGGCACATACAGCGGAGAATCCTTGATAAACTCTCCGAAAGAATCCTGATGGTTGGAGATAAATTTGCGGGCCTTTGTCATGGAATAAGCTGCCTCGTTTTCGCTGTACTTGCGCTGTTTTTCCGGACGGCGCGACTCGATGTAGAGTGCCAGCGCCATGCGAAGACAGTCCACCGCCTTCTGCCACACCGCATTTATGGCATCCTTGTCTTCTCCCATGAAAAGGTCGGACTTTAGCGAGCGCGTGCACCATTTCACCAGCGCATCGGTCAGCTCCTCCCCTATCTCCGGCTCGATATATGCACTTTGGCAATAGCGAATGTCAGGCAACATGGCGATGAACTTCTCCCGGCTTTCGTTAATGTCCATAAAACGGTTCATCTCGATGGCGGTAGTAAAAAGCAAGTCGCCCTGCAGGTAGAAATACCGGCTTTCGCGCCACAAATCGGCAAACACGGGAGCCTGACTGCACGCATCCTCTTCCAGGAATACCAGCAGACGGTCCACTCCGCGACGGCCCTTGAAATACGCATCGCGCTCAAACCGGCTCACGGATTTCTCGTCGGCCTTGTCGTACCCGTCGGTGTACACCTGATTCAGTCCACCTCCGTCGTTCAGACTCACCGTGAGAATGCCGGTGCTGTTGGCCAGCGACAAGTAGACCACCGGAAGCTGGCAGGCACGTATCAGACGGATCTCGGGTGTAAGGTTTTCTTTTCCCACGTAGGCCGCCGTCACTCCGCCATACTCTTCCATGGCCTTATCGTATTCTCCGCATACCTTTTCGTAGAGTTTACGCCCAAGTATCGGCACAAGAATGTTCTCTTCTGTTTCTTCCATGATTGTGAGAAGTGACTGGTCGCCGCTGTACACGCTGGTGGGCACGTATGCCCTGATTTCTTCGGTTTTCGTTACTAACATAGTCTTTGTGTTTTTCCTCAAAGTTAGCGGTCTGATTCGGTAGTTTGAAGGACAAAAACGAAAAATCGGAGGTTTTATGAAATTTAGAAATAATTTTGATGTGATTTCGGTTTAAAATTGTTATTTTTGCGGTAGGTAAAATGTAATAAAACGATGAACATGAAATCTAAAAAAGTTATGAAAAAGACTTACGTGCTCATGCTTTCGCAATCTTTCCCGACCAAACATCCCCGGTCGGGAAACCCTACCGAATTCCGTAAGAAATTCCTTTCCGGCGAAAAACGACACACCATCCGGACCAACTTCCCGCTTTGGGCAAAACGCATACACGAGGTGCAGCAAGGTGAAGCGGTTATCTCCGTCCGTCAGTGGGAAGCCCGTCCGTATTTCAGCAGACAAATAACAATAGGCTGTCTGACTGCGGAATCTGGAACAGGTATTCAGAAACTTACCTTCCAGCTGGATCGCGACGGATGTGCCTCTTTCAATTTTTTCGACATCGACGGTAAATATCCGGAACTGAAAGAACTTGCGGCCAACGATGGTCTGTCGGTAGACGACTGGAAAGAGTGGTTCCGGGGTTATGACTTCAGTCAGCCGATGGCAGTTATTCAGTTCGGTAAATTCAGGTATTAATGATGAAAGAGTATTTTATTGCTACTGCAATTTTTGTAGGTCTTGTGGCTTTCGTTATGGCAATGAGCTATTTCTCCGGTTTGGATTACGACATTCTTTTTATAGAATTTATGCTTACATACCTAGTGATTAATAAATTATCTGAAATACAAAACGATAAAAAAGAAAAATAATATGGCAGAAGTATTACAAGAAAAATCCCCTATCGCCCGTAAAGAACACCGGTGCGATTATTGCGGTGGAACTATCCACGCTGGAGAACGATACAAGAATCAGACGCTTGTCTATGATGGAACTGTATATCCATGGAAATCTCACGAACACTGCTATTCACTTACATCTTACATAGAATATGACCCCGACTATGGTATTTCGGAGGATGATTTTCAATCGTGGGTGAACGAATATGTTGCCGAAAATCACTTTGACAAAGAAAAAGACGACATAGCAGACGGCTGGTGTGACAAGTCTGTTCCGGAACTTGCAAAGATGATTTATGAGGAAATAAAGAACAATAAAAATAAATAGGATATGGATTTCAATAAATTAAAAAGGCTACAAGAACTTGTAGACACCCATGAATGGCAAGAAAATTACGGTCTTATGGTGTGGATAGACTATTCCAATTGCAAGGAGGTGTTTAATGACATATTGAAAGTAGATTTTGAAACTTATGTAGACTGTGTGGCACAAAATACCGGTATTTGCATTTCCCATTTTGAAGATGTGTTAAGCTATTATACCAGTGAAGATATTGAGAGTTTGTTCCCTAAAGACGAAGATTGATTATGACGAAGAAAGAATTTAAAGTCGGAGAAACATTTCAATGCGGACTGGTAAAGCTGAGAGTAGAGGAAGGTAAAGGATGCTGTAAATGTATATTCTATAATCCATATTGTTTTGATTGCGACATTACGCTACCCATTTGCGGTTTATGCAGTAAAAATGAGAGGGAAGATAAAACCGATGTAATTTTTGTAAAAGTGGAGGAATAAGATATGGACTTCAAATCACAAATAGCAACCACACGCGACCAGTCGGAAATACTTCTTTCGCTGGGCCTGAAACCGGAAACGGCCGACATGGTGTATCACCACACTAACAGCCGGGTAAAATCATGGGAATGGGAACTTCAAACAAAACCTCCCACATTGAGAGGGAAGTATTGGACACCGGAAAGAATCGCAAAACTAAAAAGCCCTTTCCATAAGCACCCGGACGGTACCCTGATGACCGGAGAGGAGATTTTCGACGCTCTCTGGGGAAAAGATGTTCCTGCATGGAGCCTTACACGTATTCAGAAGATAATGCCTAAAGATATAGTTTTAGGGAACAATCGTTGGGGATTGTTTATATCCACAGATGATATTGCCTATTTCTCATTCAATGAAGACAAGACGATAAATTATCTTACTGGATTTGATACGGGTGATGATGGAAGCATATTTAACGCGGCCATCGGAATGTTTGAATGGCTTATAGAAAACAATCACCTGAATAAAGAATACTTAAAAGAAAAACCATGAAAAGAGAAGATATAGAAAACGCAGCTAAAAAGGAGGCTGAAGAACTGGCATGCTTAGTTTATTACGGAGGAAGCGCAATTTCACAGGAAGATGTTGAGAATGCTTGTGTAAATGTCGCAGAATGGAGAATAGACAGCGTGTGGCATGGTGTAAAAGAAGAGCCTAATTATGAAGAATATTTCCTTTATGAAAACGCTGTACATGCTTATCATGTCGATGGTATATACCCTTCCGAAGATGAACCTTTTGCATGGGATGATTATGTTAAAGATTGGGGACTTATAAGATGGGCTTACATAAAAGACTTAATACCTAATACGGAAAAATAAAAATAACTGATATGAAAATATATGAGACACCTAATCCATTCTTTTTAAGCGACATATTTGTCTTTGCAGAAGTAGAGGAAATCGGGCTATGTTACATAAAAGTGAATTGTTTTAACAGAATCGAAGAAATTGGTTTTGATATTCAACGAAGAATGTGCCGGTCTATCGAAGATATTATGAAATCTGCTAAAAAAGCTGCAAAAATTCGCAGGCATATTTTCAACAGTATTGATATTGAATATTGGGGAAAAATCCATGACAATCCGGAACTTCTAAAAAAATCCCAAAACTTCTCCCCCACCTGCGCAACATGCAACAGTTATGACAACGGGAAATGTACCAATTTCGGGAAGGAAGTAAAAACGGAAAATTCCTGCAAATACTATCAGTCGGACGTGATTGAATATACCTGCCAGCAGTGCGGTCGTAAATACGAAATCACTGATTCCGATGCTGGAAATCGTGAGAAATTTTGCTGCAAAGCATGTGAAAACGGATATTAATCAAAACTAAAAAAACATGAGTAAAACCAAATTATATTATCTGTTTTTGGCAGCCATGTATGTGGTGTTGTCGTAACCTGTAACAATATGATTGAAATTATCAAAGAAGGGAAATACGATAAGAAAATAGCGACCTGCCAGTTCTGCGGGTGCGAGTTTACTTTCGATAAAAGGGACGTGCAATCCAGGAGTGATGGGGAGTTCCCATTTACAAGAATAGAAAAAACATTGCTATATGTTTTGTGCCCCTGCTGCAATGCAGAGATAAGAGAATGGAGTGATTACCAAGAAACCGAAAAACAGAAATAAATCCCCAAAAAAACATTGCTATGGAATTTAAACATCAGAAAGACCTCGGTCCGGACGCTATTCAGAAATGGTGTGAGGAACTGGATGGGAAATCAAAAATAGAAATAAATGATACACAAAGGAAACTACTTTCCATTTTCAAAATGAATCATGAGATTGTTGGTAATTTCCTGAATGCACATAAAGAACTTTCTTCGCAGTCTGATTACACTTCTTTCATGATAAATCTTGTCGCTGAAAATTTTCCTTACAAGATAGATTATCCTTCAGCACTTATAATAAGTACACTTATAGACCGTCCGGCCATCGCCGTAATGTATGCCAATTACCTCCAGTATAAATGTTTCCAGTACGGAGTCAAGGAAATAAACATTAATGCACTGAAAGATATATTACTTTGGGAAGGAGTTTTCAGTGAGGAAGTCTTACATGAAATGTGGGACAAACAGAAATTTATATCCAGCGACAACCGGCTGCTTAACATGCTTGACTATCCTCAGTACAGAGAGTCTATCAGAAATATTAATACAGGCGATTATGACAAAAAAATAAATCAAAAAGGAATTTCCAAAATCTGTCAAAAAGCCTGGTCAAGACTCGTAGAAAAGATTAAAAAACTACTGAAATAACATCTTTACCATGACCGCAAACGATTACTCAATAGAAAAATATGTGTCTGAATACCTGAAACCGCTGGAAGAGAAAGGAACCATATACAGAATACGAATTTACCCTAATCTGAATAGGATACGTTTCCAATTGAAGGAACTAATAAAAGGACTTCCAATAAAAGCAGAAATAAACAAAAAAGACAACTCAAACACAATCAAGTTTACTTTGTTCTTTTCTGCGATTAGTTACCAGATTTCATACGATGAACTAAAAAATATACTCTATTTCATTACAGATGCTAAAGAACGGTTAGAAGGTGAAATGAAATGGGTGAAGCAGTATGATGAAAAGAGCAATCGAGTTGTTCTTGAGGAAGGAAATGAATATATCACCAAATACTTAAAACCGCTAAAAGAAAAAGGTCTTATAAAGGACGTTCATGAAGACTGTGAGAGAGATATTTGGTTTACGCTGGTAGAAAACATAAATGGGAAAGAAATATCCGCGCATTTAAAACCAGGTAAAAATGAAGACTGCGTATTCTTTTATCCCACTACTGGATTTTGCAAATACAGGCCATTGTACAGGGCCGGACTTCTAAACCCGAAGAATGACCCGCATTACAAAGAGACAATTGAACAATATATCCTTCAAGGAATAAAGTATATAAAAGAACAATTTATCAAATAGAAATAAGCCTATGACCGCAAACGATTACTCAATAGAAAAATATGTGTCTGAATACCTGAAACCGCTGGAAGAGATAGGAATTATCACAGACTTGCGGGTTATTCCATGCAGATGTCGTATCATGTTCAGACTGAATGAGCCGTCACGAGAAAACTCAATGAAAGTCATTATAGAAACGGAGGCAGACGAAGATCGTATCATATATTTCAAGTCCGATGTTTCGGTGGAGGAAACATTCCGGTCACCTGAACGGAGGTTTATTTATCAAAGACTGATGAATGCAAATAAAACCCTTAATGATGAACTAAACAGGAAATCAGCAAACACCGATTTATACATTACGAAATACCTGAAACCACTGGAAGAGAAAGGACTGATAAAGGACCTCGCAACGTGTAAGAATCATAGCGTCTGGTTTACGATGGTGAAAGACATTAAAGGCGTAAGCATTACCGTCAATTTGATTCCAGGAACGACAGTAGATACTGTTGCGTTCTTCCCTCTTCCTCTTGACATAGGTCGTTACGGAGTAGTAACAACATTTATCCCCAATCCGATAAATGATGACCACTACATGGAAAACCTTGAAAAACGTATTCAGGAATCAATGAATAAACTGAAAGAAATATTTGATAACCCACTACCGGAGTAAGATTATGGAATCAAAATCAGAAGGTAAAAAATAATAAATGAAATAATTTTTTATATTTACCGGAGAATTATATGATTGTTATCACATTAAAAAATAAACCATGAAAAAAGAATTTACCGAGGACCAGCTTGTATATATACGAGACATTTTCTTTCATGAATGTGACAGATATATTGATTCAGGAGAAAGGGATATGGCGCATGAAGCACTGGATATTGTCAACGTAGTACAGTCAGAATACGACTGTGACGAATACGCCGACCTGGAATCTTTTGTACTGGACGAAAGCGGGACTTATAGCTACATAGAAAAACGTGAATTGGAAGAAAGTGAAGAAGAAGCTGTCAGACTGATGATTCAATTTTCCAAATCTTCGGAACAGGACCCATCTGAAGAACTGAAAGAAGCGGTAAATGAGCATTTGTATTTAAACGATGCAAATCGAGGAAAAACGAAGCTGGATGTAGTAATGAATAGAAAAGCAAAGATAAACAGACTCATTATTCTTTGCATAAATTCATGCGAGGAAAGTGAATTGATAAGACTTGATGACATAGCAGACTTGCTGGCCGAAAACATTTAAAACGAATAAACCATGGAAGAAAGAAAAATCAACTTTAAAAAGAACGATGATAATACTCCGGTTCTTGATCCGGACGGAATGCTTTACGAAAAGCTGACAGAGAAACAGAAGAAAATAAACGAAAGAATCTCTTTATTGCTTTACATGCTAAAAGAAGGGAGCCTGAAAGAGGGTACAAAAGAAGCATTGCTTGAATTGTTTCATAAGAATGCAATAGACATCCTGAACGAACTTGGATATGAAGACAGCCTGAATAAAAAGTACAATGAATACATCCAGGAAATACGATCACTCAACCATGAGAACCGGGAACTAAGAAAACAGCTTGGCATGAAGGTATCGAACGAGGATGCAAGGGAAAGGTTGAAACTTATCACTGAATCATTTGAAGAATGGTGGCACAACGAAGGAACCGGGAATATAGATGATATTATTTTCGACCGGTACAAAATGACAGCCATATTGAGAGGAGGAATCTTTCCTTCCAGTCGTGAAAGGGAAATAAAAAAGCAGGTAGAAATGTTGAAGCAAAAAGGATTTGATGTATCGTCTGTTACAAACTACGGGCATCACCTTACTGCCTCCGAAAAAAACCTCATTATGCTGAAAGAACTTTTCAAGAGCGCTTTCCCGCATTCGGATATTGACGAAATAAATACAGCCACCTATCTGGGAGGTGAAAGCAGAGAAGAATATGTGTACGTTATTACAAAGATCATCGTTAATTTCAATAACCTTGACGACATTAAAATCACAGAGCCATGACCGAACTGAATACTGAAAACGTAGACCGAATTTTCGCCGACTGCATGTTTTGCAGCCACGAAGAGTACGAAGAATGCAAGAAAGAAGGACTTCATTTTTTTGTGCGTTCTATTCAGAATACCAATGTAAATGTAGGATTCCATACGGAACGTATCGAAAAGCACCGGCAGGAAATCAGAGAAATGTTGTTGCAATTACCTGAAGGCTTCTTTAAAGATAAAGGTGGCGGAGCTTCTTTCCTGCAAGCTGCTTTCGCAAAAGATGGAGGATTATGGACAGGATTCCATACAGAAGTAGAAAAGCTTTGCCTGCTTGGACTCGCTTCGAAACAGATGCGGATGCTTACACCAGACGCGGAGATATGGCCAATGCTACCAGGCGGAATGCCCTATCTGCGTGTGGAAATAGAACAGTAATTTTATACATTCATTTATACATAAAAATACAAACAGATTATGAAAGATAAAATCTTAAAAGCAATCAACTTTATTTTCCCTATTTTCGTATGTGCTCAAATAGCCTTTTCTGTTTTTTCATATTTTAACGGGACTGAAACAAGGGACTTGTTGTACAATTTTTTCATCTCTATTATATTGATGCTTTCTTTCATCATTGCACAGATAGCCAAGACATGCACCCAGTTTCTGATGATAAAGCGGATTGAACACAGATTGATTATCAATCTTTTAAACGCCATTCAAGGGAACACAAGCCATGAAAAACAGCCGGAAAATAAAGATTCAAAAAGCAAAGATGAAGAAAAATCGTAGTTACGCGAGTTCAGTGGCGATACTACGCCACCAAAAAATCTATTAAGCGCGACTGAAGTGGCGTAGTATCGCCACTGAAAAATCTATTAATAAACACTTGAGCGAAAATCAACAAAAATCCCGACAAATCAGACGTTTTGCCGGGATTTTTTCTGTGAATAAAACCAAAAAAAGAAGAAGAAAAATGTATGTTATAGCGTGGATTCTGTCTCTTCTGTGCCGGTTGCGCTACGGTCGAGCGTGGTAAATGTCTGCTGACGGATGACTATTTCTCCATGCTTGTCCCATTTGTTGAATGTATAGATATTCTTCAGGAACCGCAGATAAATGCGCTGCCGGGTAGAAAGCTGGTTTTGCTTGAGCAACTGCAATTCGCGCTGGTAAGTTCCCCCACTGCTACCGCTTTTACCGGGAACCGCACCAATAAGGGCCGGATGCACACCGTAAGCAAAGAATATAATGCTGGAAATCTCTTCAAGCTCGTCTTTTAATTCAGTTGAATTTGTCAGCTGCGGCACATCCACAATTTCCACCGCATGCTGCATCGTCTTTCCGTCAGGACCTACAAACGAGTCCAGACAGATGGTTTTCCCGTTGTTCTCGCGGCGTTGAAGGAACTCATTCACCTTCTTATAGATACTGTCACGTACAGCTTGTTTCGCTTCGGTAGTATCCGCTCCCATTTCATCGAACATCGCACGAAGGTATTCGTTGTTGATGAAAATCATTTTCCCCCACATAGTTGCATTCTGTCGGGCCATGGCCTTGTCGGTAATCAATGTCGTGGCGTAATCGTAAGTCATCGACGGGAAGATACTCCACCAGGACGGCTGCGGATAGTAAGGTTTCAGCATCGAAGGGTAATAGCTTGGGCAGCAGAACCATGTGGTACGTTTCTTCGGAGGACGGTTCTTACTCTTTTCCACCTGACGGCGAAGCTCCGTAAGCATATTTTCCGGCATCAGTGTGGGATAGGCCACTACATCTTTTCTTTCCAGCTTTGGCGTGGCATCCTTTCGCCACTTCTCCGCATAATACACGTAGTTTATGCGCATCCGTTCGTCCATTTCCTCCATTCGGCAGCACACCGCCGGAATGTTTCCTAATTTCACAATCTTCGGGTCCCACTCTTCGTCCTTCCGTCCGATGCTGAGACCGATGGTCGGAAAATAAATGTCCATGTGCGCGTCGTCTGTCATGCACTTCAGGTAGTGAAGTTCCAGATTGTTATTTTCGCAGAACTTGTCCCATTCCTTATCGGTCTCTTCCCAGGTGCGATAGTCTTCACGAAGCTGCTTCATCTCGTATTCCGGTGTCCCAACCTGTGCGGAATCTTTCTTCTCCTCTCCGGAGACGCCCTGCGACCAGGTGATTGTGCCTCCCCCACCCTGCTCTTCTCCGCTTTCTGCTTTCTGCTGGTCAATCTGTGCCTGAATCTCCATGATTCGGTTACGAATCAGTAGTCCGGCATCCTTGAAGGGAATCAGCTCAGTCTTTACCGTACCGTTTACATAGCGTGACCATCGGTACATGAGCTGCGGCCCGAGCCCTACGGTCAGGTCGATAATATATTTGATGGCGGTTGCCGTGTACGGCAGACTGCCTACCAGCTTGTAGATGGTATTCGGCAGCATGTTGCCAGGTCCCCATGGAATGTAACCCAGACCGGGTGTCCCGGCATTGCTGACCGGCACCGGGTTTGACTGCCGGCTGTCGAAAATATCAAACGTGCCCTGAATGGGCAGCCCTCCGATGGCCCCTCCCCCTTTCATCATTTCCGAGGAAGATACAGACGGGATTTCCGACACGCGGGCCATGCCGATATACTGGTATCCACGGTCTACGAGTGAAGTCACTTTTCCTCTGAACTCCTTTATTCCCTGGCTTGACTTCTTACGGTTTATATTTTTTGTGTTTGTCGCCATATAACTACTTAACCAATATCTTTGTGTCGTTAATCTGCAGAATAAGTACGTCGTACACGTAACGGAAATCTCCGTTTGGCATTACCAGTTTACGGTATCCCTTTTCGCGGTTGTACGAAACGGCACGCTGCACGTTGTAACATTCGCTTATCGTTCCGTCCTTACACACAAAACGTATGTCGAACGGCTTATTTTTCCCGTCCGGAGTGCGGGCGTTCATCAGCTTGTACGCCTCCGTCCAGAGCAGACGTTTGGTCGGTTTCTTCATCTTTCGTTTGTTTTTATACAAAGATATACAAGGTTAATATGGTAATGAAGGACAAAAAAACGCACCTCCCTTCACAGGGAAGCGCGCTCAATAAACTATTAATAAAAAACATGTATGTTCAAATCTATTTACATAGAAATGAGCATGTAATCTTAACACATTAATTCACAATAACAAATAACTCACACCACCGTGTGCAATAACATGGTTACTATTTTTCTCATGATAATGCAAAAATATCCTATTTTTCTGAATATTAAAAAGAAAAAGGATGAAGAACCACTGTTCCCCATCCAGGTGTAATAAAACAAAGAACATTTTCATGCTCAATTCTTTGCAAATATAATGTTTTTACCGCACATAAGCAAACTTTGAAACTAATTGATTATCTGATTTATAATAAATACTTTTATTCAAACATGCTTTTATGCTTTTATATAAAAATACTTTTACTCTTTTATTATTTCATGCTTTTATATTTTCATTCATTTGTATTAAAACATTATTATTCTTTTGCATATCTGCATATTTGAATGTAGATACTTTTATTCTTTCATACTTTTATACTTTTATGTTTTTATACTTTTACTCAATTATTCTTTTATACATTCATACTTCTATGATTTTGTACTAAAATATCTTTCTCTCATCCATTTTGTATTTCCACACAAAAGTATGTTTATATAAAAATACTTTTATGTTTTTATACTTCTATTCTTTTATTCATTTATACTATTATTATTTTATGTATCCACACAAAAATGCTTTTATATTTTTATTCAAAAATACTTTTATGCGTTTGCACATTTGAATATTTACATTTTTGCATAAAAATATTTCTGCATTTATGTCGGAAATGAAAAAAAACGACTATCTTTGCAGTGTAATAAAACAAAAACATTTGATATGGCAATTACAATTTCTTCATTCAACTTTAAGGGTGGAGTAGGGAAGACCACTACCACCGTCAATCTGGCAAAAGCCTTACATTCTCTTGGTAAACGTGTGCTGGTAATAGATGCCGATGCACAGGGTAACGCATCTAAAATGATGGGATTCCGTCTGGCCACGGAAAAGGATGGTAAAACCCTTTACGAAGCCATGTCCGGAAACGCCAGCATCATGGAATGTGTGTTCTGTGAAAATGAAAACGAAGAAAGCTTCGACTTCATTCCTTCACGCCCGAACTTATACCAGTGCGAACAGGAACTGGTGAGCCGTACCGGACGCGAATACATCCTGCGCATGATGCTGAACAATCTGGAAGACCATTATGATTTTATCCTGATTGACTGCCCTCCGAACTACGGACTGGTTTCTATCAATGCAATGGTGGCTTCTGACTACCTGCTGATTCCTATCAACTGCGAAGTATTTGCACTGGACGGAATGGGCCTGATTACCGCAAAATACGAGGAAATCAAAAAGCTGGTGAATCCGAAACTTGAAATCCTTGGTTACATCATGTCACGCTACGACAAGCGTCTGTCGCTTCACCGTCAGGCATACGAACAGATGAACCAGAATTTCCCTGGGAAGGTGTTCAATACCACCATCCGCACAAATATTCAGCTGGCCGAATCGCCTGCGCAGCGCATGAACGTGTTCGATTTCGCTCCCAACTGCACGGGAGCTGCCGACTACATGGAGCTGGCAAAAGAGATTCTATCACGATTAGATAACCAGTAAAACCCACGATTATGGCTAAACAACGATTCAACCTGAATGAAACAATGCTTGATGCGCGGCAGGGTATTGAGGAAGCACGTGCCAACGCGGAGAAGGCAGGGGAGGAGGGTGCTGCGACTCAGGAAAAGGCAAAAGAAAAGACGGAAAAATCTCCTGCTACCTTCACTGCTGAAAACTCATGTGTTGAAGCAAATAACCAGGAAGAGGAAAACATCCGTCCGGAACAAGAAGCTGCGCCCGATAAAGAATCCGTGAAAAGCGAATCACCCGCAGTAGAACGGAAAATAAACGGCATTCGGAAAAGAATTAGAAAAGATGAAAAAGAGGGACGCATCATGCGGAATGTCTATCTGGAAGAAGACATGCTGGAGAAGCTGGAAGACATTAAGAAAAGCATGAACAAAGGCCGTAACAAGGAAAAGAAAGATACCTTAGTGTTTGTCATCGACCTGCTGAATGTAGCCGCGCAGGAGTTCATTGACAAATACTACAAAGACATCGTGGGGAAATAATTCGCACAATTCATACACTGAAAGGGCAGGGGAGCAAAAGCTTCTCTGCCCTTCGCTTTTTGAATGATGTCACATTTCTATCTCGATGGACGGATTCCAGTCGTCCGGATCAGAAAAAGTGATTCCCGTATTTCCACTGAACAGACGGCAGATGGCGTTTGTGCACCGGTTCCTCAGAAGCGGAACGCCGGAAGCCTGTGCACCGTAAAGCATTTTCCCGTCGGCTCCCAAAGCCTCTATTTTCAGCGTCACGTCAAATTCTTCCGACTCGGTAGGAGTGAAGGTAAACACGGAGAAATAAAGCCCGCTACGGCCCGCATACTCGTCGCCTATCTCCCAGGTAATCGTATATTCGGATGCGGAATCTGCGTCACCGTTACCGGTAGTCACATCCAGCGTGCGAAGATGACCGCCTACCGTCATCCGTACCGATTTCACAGAGGCAGGGAACGCATCTTTCACGGTAATCATGGCACGGCTTACTACGCGCTTCATTTGCAGTTCCTGACTCGAAGCCATATTCTCGTCCACTTGAAGCGAAAAGTCCTGCCAGAAAGTCTCTGTTACTTTCTCAGGAGTATATTTCATGCCTTCCATACTTCCTCCGGTACTGCTATGAGCCAGGAAGTATACATGATGCGCTCCATACTTCATATTCAGGGTAAGGGGAGAAGGAAGCGAAACGGTGTCCGCCTGCATCTGCTCGCCGTCCATGTAATCCCAATAGGAGAGGGTAGTGGCCAGCTCGGCCAGCGTGCCGGCACGTGAATTATTCCACTGGTTGATGTCTCCCTGTCCGATTTCCATAAACACCGGAAGGAAAGACACCCTGCACGTTTTCTCACTCGTCTGCTCCATATCCGTCGGACGGACGATGTTTTCCTTGCTGCAAGCCGCCATAATCAGGATTGCAGCCATGCAAATGATTTTCGACAAATTCATGTTGTTTAGTTTTAAGTTTATACCATAATTAACGTACGTCCGGAGTTTCGTTTCCGGTTTTGATGGATTTTTATTGTAAATTTTATACCTTTGTGTACAGATTCAACAACGCCATTTTTCTTTTCTATTTATTATATAAATACAAAGTTCGGAATTTTCACCCCAAAAGTTCGTAGTTTTCTCCCCAAAAGTTCGGAATGTTCCCACCTAAAGTTCGGATGTTTCACCCATTTTCACATATAAAAAAATGTAAATCAACAAGTTATGTATGTAATATATCTATTATATAATATATATTATAAGATACGATAGTATATTTTATATATATAAATAGAATAATATCGGACTATTAATGATATAAGATATTATGATATATAGATATACGTTTTATTATATCAATGAATATCAACTAATTAAAAATGTAAAGGTGAAAAACTACCGAACTTTAGGTGGGAACATTCCGAACTTCCGGGGAAGAAGTACCGAACTTGAGGTACTAAAATACCGAACTTAAAGGGGAAAACAACCGAACTTTTTATATATGTGGTGCAAATTTACCGAACTTTATGAATTGAATGAAGTCAGTAATAATTTTCAATTTTGGAAATTTTATTGTTTTATATTTCCGCTTTTGGAAATTATTAGTATATTTGCGTCAAAATATAGAATATATGAGATTATTGATAAATGAACGTATAAAAGAAGCTGGAATAACAAAGTATGAACTTGCCGAGAAATTAGGTATGTCGGCTTCGAGTTTGGCGAAACGACTGAACCGTCAGGCAAAGATAGATGTCCAGTTTCTTGAAAGCCTTGCAAAAGCTTTGAACATATCTGTTGTATCTCTTATGGATGATGATGCGTCTGAATGTGTCGCAACCTACAATGCGGACGGATATACATACGAAGTAAGGCGCACGACAAATAAATAATGAAAATTTGCACCTTAAAACTTATGAAACATGGCTAAGAAAGTAAACCCTGAATCGGATAATGCTCTCGTAAAAGAACTCCGTGATGTGGAGTTTATTAAACAACCATATCTATATGCTATGATTGGAGCGGACTTTACTTTGGTTCAGAGAAGTATTATGATTGAAATAATGAACTCTCTTCAAACACGATTCAATGCTTTCCTGAAGCATCAGAAGTGTGCGGATGAAACCGGGCAGCTTTCTCTTTTTACAGAAGAAGAACGGCATAAGGAAATGATGACGTTTAAAATCAGTGCCGCTTCATTAGGTGTAAAACCTAATCAGTACGGAGAATTGCAGGAAGCGTGCGATAATCTGTATAAAATTCATTTTTCATATCTGGAATATGATAAAAGTACCGGTACGTTTATGAGGACATATGCCAATCTGTTTTCAACAATTTCTATGCCTGTTATGCTTAATTCGGAATACAAATACAAGTATGAGCACAAGGTTGAAAACGATCCGGATAAAGGGAAAAGACGACGCTCAAACTATATTGTAGCCCGTATGGATATTAAGGTGTTGGAGTATTTGTGTAATCTTAATAACGGACAGGGGTATATAGACCATATATATCGCATAGCACGTATAAGCAAATGCAAGCGTACTCCCGGTATTTATATCTATCTGGCAAGGTGGGCAAAAGACTTCAGTAAAAAAGCTGTTGACTATGTGGAACTTAAAAAGTTTCTCGGAATAATTACTCAGATCGTTGAAAAGTCAGAGGGAGGGAAAGCTGAAAAGAAAGAGGTTGACAAGTATCCTAAGTTCAGTAAATTCTGTAAAGAAGTAATGGACCCGATAAAGAAAGACCTAGACCGCCTTGCAAACGACAATCAGGTAGAGTTCTCGTTTGAGTACGAGCCTGTATATAAAACTGCTGTAAAACGTGGAGATCCGAAAGAAATTCTGTTTAAAATAAAGCTTAGCGGACTGGGAGAGGAACTGCGCAAACAACGCAAGTTGTTGCAGGCTCCTGCGGACATCTGGAATCTGCTACGTGGAGAGTTTAAGTTTACTGACTCGGATATAAAGGCTTTGTCTGATATGCTTCCATCCGATATGACAGATGCCTTTCGTCTTGAAATTATGACCTTAATTGAGAGGATGAAGAAATTGAAGGTAAACAATAAGAAAGCATACGCAATAACATCTTTGCGTAACTATATAATGCAGAACAAGCCTGAAAATACTGTTGCTGAATCTGCTGATCCATTGTCGGAAGGCTCGACTGAAAATACGCAGTATATAATTAAGGTTCCTGACCCTAGTAATGAAGACATGGATAAATGGGAGAGCTTCATGGCCGGGATAAAAGATAGGGTAGGGAATATCGCTTTCCACACATGGTTTTCCTGCATGAAGCTGTATTTTATATCAGAAAAAAATCTTACTGTATTAGTTCCGACTCACTATGTATATGAGTATCTTGAAGCTAATTATATAGATGCTATCAGGGCTTGCGTAAAAGAAGTTTTTGGAGAGCATACTGAATTAAGTTACAAAATAGGATAAACTTTAAAACATCTGATTATGAAATTCAGATTATTGTTTTGGTAAAGGCGCAAAACTGCTTTATGAAGTCAGGAAATAAAAAAAAGAACACATGAAATGTAAGGAACACAATACAATTAGAGCTTGTGATTTTATTCTGAAGTTGAAGAAGATAATAGCTTCTTATGAATTAAAAACTTATTATTTTGGATGGGATAACTACTACCATATCACTTTGATGGAGGATGGAATACGACTGGTTGTAGCTTCTAGTTGGTATGATCCGGATGATGACGTAGATTTACCAGATTTAAATGCTAATGTATATTTTTATAAAATAAAAGATAAAGACATTGTTTTGTGTGACGGAGATGAAGATGATGACGGATCAGATATTCTTTATCCTATGGAAAATGCCGATAGATTCTTGAGAGAATTTGAAAGGGTTCTCAAAGAATTTAGTGAATATAAAAGTAGTCCTACTGTTTCTCTTGACGAAGTTTATACTTCAATCACTTTAAAGCCGAATGGATTTGTTTTATCTATTGACGTAGAGGAATTTAGAGTATGGGATGAAAAACAAAGATTTAAACGTAGTAAGGAATATACTTGGGATGAGTCTAAATGTAAGTTTGGTGAAATATCACGAGAATGAATAACAAAATAAAAATCCCGGAACGGAAAGCACCGTCCCGGGATTTTATTTTCACTCCACATAGTCCTTCGTGTCGACGCAAAGCTCTACTTTTTGTACATCGGTCAGTTCGACGAAGACCGCATACCAGTTGTTCAGGAATGGGCCGTAGGTAGAATAGTGAAGCTCCTCCGTTTCAAGGTTTATGTTCCGGAAAATATTCCGTTTTTCCTGCTGCTCACGGAGCCATGCCAGAAACTTCTGCATGTGCATCTTCGCTTCCTGAATGGCTTCGTAGGACTGCTGCTTGTCGGTAGGCTTCATATTATCCGTTTTAACGAGGAAATAAACCACGTGCACAGGTTTGTCCATACCGCCTTTAATCATCCCGTCCTGGGCAAATTCGTAGCCCACACAAGGCGATTTCACGTCGGTCAGCTTGCTCATGAACGAGGGAATAGCTACAATGTTGTCGAAAAGGAAAAACCGTTTGTTCTTTCCGGTTTCTCCGGGCGTATGAAGCATGGGCTTGTACTTCGTGGCCCATTCTTCGATGATTTCTTTTAATTCTATCATAATTAAAATTTTGTGGGTTTTCTTATTTCTTTATCCAGTAACATTATAAATCCGATAAAAGCAAAAGCCAGTAACGAAATCCATATTCCCAATTTCCCTAATTCAGCATAAAGTAGCATGACTATCATGGCTGCTGTGATAATTCCTCCAAGAAGATTAGTCAGCTCCGATTCTTTTTGGAACATGAGGAAGACACCCAGAAGAAGGATAGCCAGTTCTATTCTTATCTGCTGGAGAAAATACATCCCTACCAGCAAGAACGTGTTCGACAATATTCTGATTATCGTTTTCATTTCATCCGGAATTTATAATCACTTCGTTTAAACTCGTCCTGGAAAGAAACCAGCACGCCGTTTTCGATGAAGTCCTGATAATAGGAAGACACGAGCACTTCCAGTCGCCGGAGCTGGTGACGCACCTCCATGGCGATGACGGGTCGTGACTGGCGGTCGCCTTCTTCTTTCCATATCTGATAAAGCTGGTTGAAACGGGCATCCTTGCTGCGTTCCACATCCTCTATGGGCTGTCCGGCACCGACACCCATATCCACGAAATACAGGTAATAGTTGAAGAAGAAGGAAATCTTTTTTGTGTCACCTCCGGCCCCGTTGAACACCTTGGCATACATGCGCCGGTAAGCCTGCCCGGTACTCCGTTTGGCTGCAGGCGTATTGCGGTACCCGATGTACGGACCGGGGAATCCCCCCGGCCATACATGCTGTGTCTCGAAGTTGGTCTGAAGCTGCCGGATCATATTATTTGCCCAGCGCGTCAGGTCCAGGAACTCCTCTTTTACCGCCTGACTGATGGTTTTCTGTTCTGACATGGCTTATACGTAGTTTAATGGATTTTCAAAAATATCTTTTATCATTTCCTGTTTGCATCCTTAGAACCATTTGAAAGGTCCTTGCAGTAACTGATACCAATGGTTCCGGTTGTAGGACTCCTTTTTCATACATTTATACTTTTATGTAAAAGTTGTTTTTCTTTTAAACCAATTGGCTTTCCCTGCCTGATTCCCTTTTTGGAAACTTCCAGGATAACCTTTTTCCTTACTGACTGCATGGCCTATCAATAAACTTTCAAGAGATTGCTTCCTGGTGTATTCCTTGTCCTTTTTCAGTCCCAGTTCTTTTGCCTTCACTCTTAATTCCCATGCGGAGATACCCATTATTCCTGTGATTTCCTTATTGGGAGTATTGGGAAAATATGTCTTCAGATCCTGAATCATTGCCGGACTCCAGAACAGTTTCACATTGAATTTTGTACGTTCAATGATCCGTCCGGTTTCTTTATTGAGAAAAACTCCGGTTTCCCTGGGGTGTTTCTTCCGGTAGCGTTCTCTTTCCTGATCTCTGGCGCATTCTTTACAAATAGACCTCGGCTTGCCATGACGCATTTTGAAATCTTTCAGTAAAAAAGTCCTGCCACATTTACTACATCGTTTTGTATTCTCTTTTTCGTGCTGTATTTCCATACTACAATGAATAAGCTATCTTAGACATATTATCGTTTACTCTTTTATCAATTTCTTCATAAACTGAAAGATACATGTATTTCTTCCCATTATACTTATTCATTCTTCTGATGGAAGAATATAGCCCGTCAACATTTAAGTTCATTTTTCTTGCACATTCGGCTGCAGATAAAAAGACTTCTTTCGTTTCCAGGCAAATTACTTTTTTACCTAAAGGCTTAGAGGACTTTATATGAGGGCCAAAGTTGCTGTCAGGATCATTGATAAGACGTAAACATTTCTCCCTTGATAATTTTCTTTGTTTTTCCTGTCTCTCTTTAGACCAGTTATTAAAGCCTTTGCTCGCCTTATTCCCTTTGACAAAACGTCCTGTATTTATGTCAATGTTAGGATTTCTTGTAAATTTCAGATCATCCAGCCGCTGTTCTTCATATATTTTTCTGAAATCCTTTTCATAGTAAAACCTGAGACCTCTACATATAGCGCCACGTAAGCAGCTGTCAGTTATAGAATTTCTATCTACTTTACTGATACTGGCGGCCAGTTTTATAGATCCAAAAAATCCGGCAACGGTTCCATTTGGATTTACCGCAACTAACGGGCGATTGCTTCCGACTTTTCTGATTCCCATTTATCTGTTTCGTCTTTAATTTGTTTAAATAATATCAAACATATTTTTCATTCAACTCGTATTTTACTGAATAACTACAATAAAATATACTAAAAGATATTCGATTTATTTATCTTTGTCATTCAATAATTTATGAATTATTTCTATCTTTAAATGTAATAATTGTAAGCTTCATGAAAAAAGATAATATGGTAGATATAAAGGAGTTTATTACTCTTGTTTTAATTAGTGTTTTACTAGGTTCTTTACTAGGTCAAATAGTAAAATTCCTAATATAAGATATATTTGAAAATCAATAGGAGAAGATATAAATTTGTCATAACAGTATTTTTGTCATAATGTTTAATTTGACAAATTTGTCAAATTAAACATAATTAGGTTTATGTCAAACTCTTTTTTATCTGATTTCTTTTTCATACTTTCATGATTTTATTCTTTCAGGCAACTTTGGAATGTTTCCCAGATATTCTTCTGCACAAAGCTTCACAAAGGACGCGAGCCATATTTACCTCTACGGCATTTCCGATAAACTTCTTCTGGTCAGCTTGTGTACCGACAAGAATATAGTTTTCAGGGAACCCCATAATCTTTTTCAGCTCGTCTATGCGAAGCATACGCATCTTTATGTCTGCCAATCCATACACAAGCATAAATTGCTTGATTTTTACAGTCATCGGGCTGTCTCCATTTTCTATGCAGATACCTATGCCATCTTTTGTGTTGACAAGGTAAGGAGGCATTTTATCCATTCTTGCTATAAGCGTGAAACACGGATTATCTACCGAACCGCCTGCACTTGCAAATTGCGGATTCATCAGGAAGCTTTTTCTTTTGCATGTAACTAAGCTGTATTTTGGATTTGTTGTGATAGCTCCTAAAGGCTTTTCTATAGATGCTGCGCTTGAAGCTCCAAACTGCTGGTCGATGAATACAGGTGTCAACAATGCAAGCCTGTCTTTTGTGGTCACAGTCGGAGCAGGACTCTCTACCGAATGGTTGTTCCCGTTACCGTAGTATGCTGTGATAAAAGCATGATGATCCTTGCAGGTAATTGTTCCGGCAGGTTCTTCAACAGAAATATTCTTGCTCTCAGGATGCCCGCTATATTGCTTTGACAGGAAAGAAACCTGCACTTTTGCAAATCTGTTTGCGGTAGTAACTACTCCTACTGGTTCTTCGATGGATGTACAAGTGTCTTGTGGTCTTACTGTATTGTAACGGGAGATAAAAGCGTCTTTACCTCCGGCCACAAATTTAATCAGACCGGCAAAAATACGTTCAAGTGTCTTCTCCGCCAATGGTTTCTTTCTGGAAAATATGCTTTTACCTTCGTCCGTGAAGTCCAGAACATCCTTTACCGGATTCCACTTTTCAAGTCTTCCCATCATATCCGTTTTACCATCCTTACAGTGTGTAGCATCCGGAAATACTATAGGAAGACCACGCTTAGCAAAAATGCCGAAAAATCTCTTACGGGTAGTATATGCTCCATAATTAGCCGCATTCAATATCCGCCAATCGAAGTCATATCCGTATTTCTTTACATTTCGTTTCCACTTCTCATAACAACGACCTTTATCTTTGCTTACCGGATGGCCTTTTTCGTCCATATCTCCCCAGCTCATAAATTCTTCCACATTTTCAATCTGAATATAGTCAGGGTTTATGGCTTCAATGTATCGGAAAAGATGTTCGGCCAGCGTCCGGCTGTCTGCATCGCGCGGCTGTCCTCCTTTTGCCTTGCTGAAATTGGTACATTCCAGCGAAGCCCATAGAACTACATACGCATCCGGATATTGCATTTTCATCTTCTCTACATGCGCGACCAGTCCTGAAAGCTCCAGCGTTCGGATGTCCTCTGTGAAATGAAGCGCGTCCGGATGATTGGCCGCATGGCTGGCGATGGCATTAGCATCGTGATTTACGCAGGCTATTACTTTTGCGCATTGTGATTCGTTGACACGTGCATTTTCTACACCGGTAGAAGTTCCTCCGGCTCCACAAAAAAGGTCGATGTATAATAAATTAATCATTTTATCTGTAAAATTTGAAATGTGAGTGTGTACCCTTCGGACGCACATTCCGGTTAAACTTTGTCTGGTACTTCTTACCGTCCTTCCGGGGTACGTGACGGTTCTGACCGACAATACTGAAATAGAACGGCACATGGCGTGAGGTATGGCGGTTGCGATTGGCTATCTCATACTGGCTCTCAAATATTTCTTGTCTGCGATAGTATCCTCTAATAACATGGCTTTGTTCGTCTACAATCTGTTGTCTGAAAAATTCAACACCTGTAGTTTCACTGTACACCAAACCACAAAAAGAATCATACATATCTGTATAACTTTCATCAAAGGTTTTTCCAGAACCTAAATCTGTTCCTATAGATTTATAGTCCTTTTCTTTAAGAATACTATCGGCACACTTTGAAAGTGATTCTGCGGCTAAAACAGTTGCGTCAGTAAGGTTACTTACCGCTTGAGACACACTATTTACGGATTCCATAAATAGAATTTGCTGTTCATTGATAAGTTTTATAACAGCCTCTTTTATCCTATTCTCCGGAAGTTTGCTTGCAACGGAAATAACATGTATGGCCTCCAGAACTTTTTCTTCGTTCAGTTCCGGATATTCTTCTTCATCAGGGAACATACTTTCCTGATATTTGAATCCAAGCTGCGCACGCAACCAGTCCCTGTATTTTTTATTTCTGTTCCACATAAATCATCCACCTATTTCACCTTTCAAACGCTTGATGGTAAGGTTTCTTGCCTTAATGGTTCCTTCCTGCTCGCGGACTTTTGTTTTGAGCGATGAAACCCGGCGTTGCAATTTCTCCACCGTGGGCGTGTTGTTCCGCTCATAGTTCAACTCTGCCTGAAGCTTTTCCACCTTCTTCTCCAGCTCCCATGTGCGTGCCTGTTCGCGCCGGTAGTCCCGGCAGAGGTACTTGAAAAGTATCTCTACCGGAATGTCCAGTACCTTATTCCACTTTTCCATCGTCTTCCTTCGGTTTGATGTACCAGTCGAACTCTTCCAGCGGTTTGTCTACCACAGAAATATAGTCTTTCTCCCGTTTCAGAACGCCTTTGTTGATAAGCTGCTGAATGAGCTTCAGACCGCTTCCGTAACCGTAATGAATATTCAGCACGTTTATCGGGTCAGTATTGATACATTTCTTTCCGCCCTTTTCTGTGATTACTAAGTTGTGGCATACACGAGCGGCCGCAGACAATTTCTCATAGTCGTATTCCTCGAACTCGGACTGTACTTCAGCTTCGGCCTGATACGGATATACGTCCATGATGGCGGTTTCTGCTACGGAAGCTATCACGTAATCGGCCAGCGTGCCTTTCATGCCTTCGTCCAGTTTCTTCACTGCATCGCGAAGGTCGGCAGCCTGTACCAGAATGTTGGTGGCTGTCTTCTTCTCCGCACCGCTTTTCTCGTCGAGGGTGATAAAGTACAGTTTGCATTTGTACCAGATGCCGGCTCCTTCCTCGTCGGTCGGGAATATCTCGCTATAGTTGGCCCGTTTGATGTCGGTCACTGTGAACTCTCCTGTAATAAACGGCGTGACTTCTTCAATGAGACGTGCTTCGGCTTCGGTGAAACTCAGGGCATCTACCAGATAGGGTTCTGTCACTTTCTTGTTCATCCCGTTTTCCGCTACCTTTTCGTAGCGGATTTTTCCTTCAAACCATGTGTGCATCATAATTTGTCCTCCATTATTTTTTCGCGTTGGGCAATCATGGCATCGGCAAAATCATAGGCCATCTTAGCCAACCATTCCTCGTCGTATGCTATCACTGATTTATATTCCAAACCAAATAATTTTTTAATCTTATTTTTAAAAGTCATGTATTCTGATACATTTTTCTGCATCAATACCTTCATCGCTTCCATAGCGATGTGGTCTCTGCTGATATTACTTCCTGCCATAGTTATTTTATTTAGATTGTTGTTTTCTGATCCAAAGAATTGTCATCACGCAATAGTTGGCCAGGTCGAGATAAGTATCTTCCAGCTTTTCGTCCTTCACCTGCCCTTCACCATTATTTTTAATCAGGGAATTTATTCTCCGAATTTTGTCACCGATGCGGATTTTAGCTACCAGTATTCCGTCTTCGTCCATCGACTTTTCAAAGGCGTTTCCATAGTCGGCATTCTTTTTGCGGTAAGTGTAAAGCTGTTCCTGGCTGATTTCGGCCATAGAAAGCGTAACTTGCGCATAGTGTTGATATGCAGCACGGGCAATGCTTGTAATATGCAGCAAGCATTCTATTTTTTCTTGATTCGAAGTTTTATTCATGAAACATGCCTCGAAAAAATTCTTTATCCTTAAATGATAAAGATTAGGATCTCCACCTGCCATTTTATCGTAAGATACCAGCTCGTGCAGCACCTCTTCAAACTTCTCAACCATTTCATCCATAGTTTCTTCTACAGGATTCTCCGGTTGTTTATCTCCTTCCTCGTTATCAGAAGGTATATTTACCGGTTCAGGCAGTTCTTCCAGAAAATCTTCCGGAACGTCGACTATGTTCCGACCCCACTGACCTACCTCATACCAGAACACAGGTTCACCATCTTTACGAATTTGTCTTGTTCCAAGCACTTTGTAGATTGCAACCTGAGCATTTGAGATATGTTTTAAATCAAATTCCCCCATCTGATACGTCAGGGTCTCATTCACCAATTTAAGCGCGTCGTAATCTTTCAGCTTTACTACCTGCCCGGCACTGAATTTTGATACGTTAATTTTACCTTCCATATATGTTGCTATTTTAGTTCCTGATGGCTGTTTATTGCTTATTATCTTGCTGAAATCAAGCGGTGGAATCTCTAAATGTTTCCTGATATTCAAACGGTCTAAGTCTAATATGTTGAAAATTCCAGCGTACATCTTTTTTTCATCTTCGCTTGCAGGAGACTTTGTAAATTCCAATAAGGAATTTTCAAGTTCCGTAAAATTTCCTTTAAGTGGTTTTATCCATCCTTTACCAATCCATGATTTAGATGGCTTATTCCTTTTTCTCTTCTTTCCCATCTTCTTCTGATTTATCGTTTTTGTCGTTATATACTTTCTCCATTTCGCGGAAAAGACGTTTATAAACCTCCGGGAGTGTGCCTTTCTCTTTTGTCTCACGTAAGGAAGCAAACAGCACGTAACGGGGGTCTGCACCCAGCATCTTACCCACGTCCATTACCAGCGGACCGACGGCTTTCTCTGCATTGGGATAGCGTGCAATGTCGCCCATGGCCTCCAGTTCCAGCAATCGGTTGATACCTACACCGGTCATGGACGCAAACTTTTCGCGGGTATAACCGTGCATCTCATACATGGCACGCACGCCCTGACCGAGGTTGAGTTCGTAGCGGCATCCGTCTTTCAGTGCGAGCTGACTCACTTTGACCGTTTTCAGCATACGGAGTGTGCGGGCCATTACGTCGGCATCCGCACGCGCTATGTATTCTGCCATAGCCTTCTTTGTGCCAAACACGTTGTACAGATAGCGTAGGGTAAGCATACTCAGTGTGCCGTGATTGCGGTAGACTTCCTGACGAAGCTTTCTGAGAGTAATGGATTCGTTTGTTTCAGGTACTGTGCGGATATGGTCTTCCAGACAGAGGTGACGGAACTTGTCAATCACGCTTTCGCCTTCTGCCTTTGCATCGGGCAGCATTTCCATGACATCGTACACCTCATAGTCGTCCGATTCAGGAAGAGGGAGCGAAGCGATTTCATTCAGCAGCATGCGCACGTTGTTCTTAGTGCCCATGCGTGCCATCAGTGTGCGGTAGTCCTGAAAGCAGAGCTCTTCTCCGGCCATCTTCATGCGCAGACTGGCGATGACGTATTCTATAAACTCTACCTGTAGCGAAACGATTCCGCTCTCCACCAGTTTCAGCAGGTCGTCTTTCACCAGCTCCATCTGGAACTGGGCGGTCAAGGTGCGTACATCCGTTCCCTCCTTATCAGGTATTTCAATGTTTCCCACCATTTCACGCAGCATATCTTTCACCGCAGCCATCATCTTTTCGTTGTGCTGGCTTTTCTGCCGGTTCACCTTCCCTACTCCGTTGAGCAGTCCGTCCACCTTCCGGCACATGCAGTCGTAGAACTCGATTCCGGTGGTACACATCATGGCCACCATCTCCATGTTCGATACAAGGTCGCTCTGGCGCACGTTGCACTTGTCGAGCGCATTCTTTGTAGCAAAATAAATGAGGTTGATTTTTTCTCCGTAGGTTTTCCAGAAGATGTTCTGAAACTTCTGTGTCAGTGTGCCGCCCCCCCTAATAAAACTTCCGGACAGTCCGGGGTGGATGGTTTCTGTAAAGGTACGAACCTGCATGGCATCGTGCGCATTGCATCGCTTCATAAGGTCACTAGACAGATTTACCAGTTCGTTGGCCCTGCGCTTCATGTTGTGACGCATCAGTCCGCGTTCCTTCAGGCAGGAAACCACTTCGTAGATGTATTTCTGAGTGATATTGGTCATCATGATTTCCACCATGAGCAGGTGGGCGTTCAGAATGTCTGCACTGGCCATGCGCTGCTGTGCAGTGTAGCGGTCAAACCGGTTTCGTTTGACGGGAATCATGGATTTCGGACGGCTGATAGAAGCCGCAAGCCCTGTTTCAGAGCTTTTCCCCTTCATGGGCGAAATGTTGGAGGGAGCCTGCAAGAAAGGATTGTTTCCCAGATTCCCTGCCGGGTTTGTAAATTCGTTCATATCGCTAAATGATTAATCTGTTCGTATTAGAAAGGAAGATCATCCTTTTCGTCAGTCATGTTAAGCGTTCCCTGCGTAGCTTTTACCTCAGACTGTACCGAAGCAGCGGATGCAGGAGCAGAATCCGGCGCTGACTGACTGCCGAAGTCGTCGGGCGAAGTAGGAAGCGGAGCAGACGATGATTCTGTTTTCCGCCCGAGCAGACGGAAGTCGCGTGCCCATATTTCGGACACATAGCGTTTTTCTCCGGTTCCTTCTGCCTCGTAGCTTCGTGTGCGGAACTCCCCTTCCACATATACCTGCGAACCTTTGCGGGCCAGCTGGCTGATGATTTCGGCCAGATTGTCCCAGGTCACAATGGGAATCCATTCCGTATATTCCTTTGTCTCTCCGTTGTCCTTGTTTTTCACTTTCCGGCTGCAGGCGATGGAGAAACTTGCTACCTTGTGTCCGCTTTCCAGCACTTTATAATCGGGGTCTTTCCCCAGATTACCGATGAATGTACATTTGTTAATCATATCGTTTCTTTTAATCTTTAAACTCTAATTTCTGTTGCATCACTTCGTCTGCATAAAATTCTTTGAATGACTTCTTGCTTATCCACCATTTCAGGGCCATATCAGGATCTTGCAAAAGCGGTTTGTCCTTCCATTTGTTTTCGATCAGCCATTCAATTGTTTTTCTCCAGTTTTTCCCTACATGCGGGAAATCTTTCATTTCTCGCACATTCTGTTTGTGGTTCGACATGGGACACATGATACATCCTATCCTTTTATATCCCTTGTCGTACAGCTCGCAATATTGAATGCGCATTCGTTTCAAGTAGTCCCATACATCCTTTTCAGTCCAGTAAAGGATAGGAGAAACCAGAATTTTGTCTTTCCCACCTACACATGTCACCATTTTTTCCTGATGCTCGCTCCACTGGTCAAATGTTCCGGAGAATTTACGGTCTCCCGTTTCAATTTCATTTCTTTTCTTCCGGTTCGTGCTCTCCGATTTTCGTATTCCAATCAGAGTGACTTTTCCGGCACCGGACATTTCCTTAAACTCTTCGCAGCACCATCTAACAAGCCGGGTAGGAAGACATCCCTTCTTTTTTGCCATTTCGTAGATGCTCATGCGTGGTTTTATCAGTTCCACATCGGGATAGTTCTTTTTTACGAAACGTATAACTTCAGGTGGGTCCACGCTTGTAAGGTTCATGTGAGCCTTGAATTTCACCCCCCCCTGTACGGCAAGGTGATAGAGGGCCTGGGAGTCTTTCCCACCAGAAAACGCCAGATAAAATCCGTTTTCTGGGTCCATTCTCAATGCCATCTCTTCACTTTTGCGAAGAAGGTTAATGGAGTATTCTATTTTTTCATCTAGTGTCATTTCTTTTAAGATTTAGTCCCGCGCGGGGGAGTCGAACCCCTGAAATGTGAATTTGTCAAAACTTTTAAACTAAACATTATGGAAAACGTGCGCCGACGCACTTCACGCGGGAGCCATTTTATTCAACTTGGCTATTTAGATAGTTATTTCGTGAGTTTAAGAAATTCAGGAACAACACCGTATAATGGTGTCTTACCGTCCCATTTTTCAATAAACTGCTTTTGAAGAATTTCTTTAGTTAAACCACGGCTTTGAATCAAAAGCTGTTCTGTACGAAGTTGTTCCAGTTCGTTACGCTTTTTTTGTTCTTCAATTTGCTGGTCAAGAACGGAAATATTGGTATTTACTTCGTTACGGCTGTCTATCTTTTCTCTTACTTTATTTGAAAATTCAAGCTGAGCAGAGAAGCTTCTCAATTCAAGACCTCTATCATTAAATTCTTTTCTTACTATTTGTTCCAGATTTTTTTCAAAAGCAAGAGAACCTCCGTCTGCCATCAGACTATCTGTCTTATATTTTCTGCTTTCTTCTTTTATCAGGTCATACATACGTGGCTCAAGTATATTATCTTCAAGTGAAGTCATAAAATCGTTTCCTCCACCGATATGCTTGTTGTCGAATACTACATCTACCGCACGGCTCTTAACAACCTTATATGAATATACCGGACATGCTGTAAACTCTGTGTTGTCCGCAGCTTTTAAAATAACCGGCTCTTGGAAACCTCCACGTTGGTCGAACAGCGGAACTTGAAAAAGTTCTGTACCAGGTTCCCATACAGATACTTTACCCGATACAATCTTGAAGTCTTCTTTCCCATTTTTACCGTAGTTTTCCATTAATACACCTGCATAGTTAGGTGCTACACGAGAACATGCGGAAAATAATACTATTCCTATTACCGCAATAATTAAATTAATCGTTTTTTTCATAAGTTTTTTTTGATGTGTTTATAGATTAAATAAATAGATGCTAGCAGAGTCACGCATATAACTGCAATGCCAAGCCAAGCTGATACATGATTGAAAATCCGGTTCCCGATAAATAGGCCGGAAGCTATGCAAATTACTTTTATAATTGCTTTCTGCTTACTTGTAAGTTTGATTTTTGTTTTTCCCATTTTATTTGCATTTCATTACATCACAAAAATTTTCGCTGTACAAATTGTCTTCCCCAGGATTTCCCTGAAACCATATCTGAATACCCAGGAATTTCGCCACCCTGAACTCGATTCTTGCTCCACGGCTTGACTTCCAGTTCTGCTGCAGGTAGATGTGACCGCAACGGGAAAGCAGCAGAATGTCCCACACCATGTGCATCCAGTACGGGCGCGATGGTTTCAGTCCGAGAATGATAGGATTTACGGGAGTGAAACCCATCGCGGCAATCTCCTGATCTGCATTTTCAAAGTTCTTGTATGCCTGGAGGTAGGAAAGACCGCCTATTTTACCGGAGTTATAGCATTTTATGTTTTTCTTTGCCATGTATTTCAGGTTTTACGAAGGGCTCCGCACGGATGCGGAACCCTGAATTTACAAATACCTTTTATCACCCAACATGTCATTGTATGACATGGCAAATGTAACAATTTTAAACCGAAATCACATTAAAATCGTTACTAAATTTCATAAAACATCCGATTTTATATGTATTCTTGCTGATGTAACAGATGCAATACGCTGAATAAGTGATAGATAAATGCCGTCTTTGTCTTTTATGGTAAGAACGACGCTTCGTTCTACTCCTTTTTTGGCATTCCGGATAGATATTTCGGGCTCTTTTCCTGCTTCAATCCACTCCATGAGTGCAGCCGCTGTGTACGACTGTTCGAAGCATAGAACGTAGGTCCGGTTGGCGAGTGTTAGCATAGAGTAAGGTTTACCAGTTCAATAATGAAAAACGTCTGGAATGTTTGGGATGCAGCATTTCCATTTTCCGCAGTCGTTCGTCGTCAATCACCACATTCGGAACATCGCACGAGTCGCAGGATGGTTTCATCACACGCACAATACCGAGCGCGACGGCCATCACCAGCAGTCGCTCGGCAGAATCGAGCGTGGCCCCTTCGTACCGGCTTCCGTGACCGCGTGCCAGAATCCATGGAGCGCCTTCCGGACGATTGCTGTAACGCATCACGCGAGGAAGTCCCTTCACAGCCGAAAGCACAAACATATATTTTTCTTCCAGCCGGCTACGGCAAAAGGTATGCGCACCTTCCGTAAGGCCCGGAACGGTTACGGTTTCTCCGCAACGCTCGTTTGTGCGGTAGGTGGCATACTGGTATATGTGGTTTATTGTATCGGTAGTGACGTTCATGGCTTAAATAAATCTCCTTGTATTAGTTTACCGTTTGCGGTATTAATCTCATTCATGCACTCCTCACGGAATCTATTTTCTTGCGCATCGAAATAATCTTTGTCTATTTCTGTGGCATAGAAATCAAATCCCATTTTGTAAGCTGCTATTCTGCTACTTCCGCTTCCAAGGTGAGTGTCCAGAATCTTATCACCTGGCTTAGCAAAAGTACGTAAAAGATAAGCATACAGGTCGATTGGCTTTTGTGTGGGATGATATTTACCCTTGTCCGCTTTACCTCCCTTATTTGATATGCTTATATGCTTTGCTGGTTTATTAAACGACGTCCAGGCAAATTCGCATTGAGAGAAGTTTTCCCAAACTTGTTTTTTGTCCCAACATACAAAACATCTTGTTGGAGGAAGAGGAAAGTAATTACCTCCCCAAATAATCTGATTCTGGCTTACGCGAAACAATTCATCAAAGTATTCCTTTGTAGGACGGATGTCCCATCTCTGGATATTTCCCCTGTTTAGACACCTGTTTTTAAGTTTACCTCTTTCATGGGTACTTTTTTTGTCTAATCCGTATGGAGGGTCCACGATGGCCAGTTCAAAAAACTTGTCGGGTATGGACCGCATGTATTCCATGCAGTCCATGTTATATGTTTCGCTTATTGGCATATCAATTATTTTTTTACTTCCTTCTGAGCTGAAAATATTCTTTCCTGAGAAATGTCGAAATACTTCTTTTCTTTCTCATATCCGATAAAGTTACGCCCTGTATTCACGCAAGATACACCGGTCGTTCCACTACCCATACTGTTGTCCATCACTGTATCACCTTCGTCTGTGTAAGTTCGTATGAGATATTCTAAAAGTGCTACTGGCTTCTGTGTAGGATGATAAAAGCTGTCATGCTCTTTGGGAATATCTATAACCGAAAGCGGATATTTCTCGTTTGTAAATACAGTATCTACTACCTTAAAATTTCCGTAACATTTGTTATTTGATTGTGTTCCTCTCGTATTTCTTCCGTGATTCTTTTCCCCTATTGTCATTTGAGGATGATATACAGGAAGCTTCTGGTAGAATACCGCTATATCTTCGTGATTACGTAACGGCATACGGTTTGCATTTAGGAAACCGGATACTCGTGTACCTTTCTTCCAGATTAAGTTGTATCTCCACATTTTTGGATTGCTAATCATCAAACGGGCTGTAAACATTCCCTGACAGAATAAGATAATAGCACCGTTTGGTTTTATCAGTCTGCGATACTGACTCCACAGTTCATCAAGAGGAAGTTCCGTATCCCATTTTGCATGAGGATTCTGTTTATTCAGCACACCATACGGAAGATCGCATATAATACAGTCCAAGGAATGAGCTTCCAAAGAAGCCATTCCTATCATACAATCCATATTGAAAATACTTGCTTGCGGCATACCACTATCTCACTACAAGATTATTCTTTTCAACCAGATACACACAGTTTATTTGAGCCAGGCAGTCGGCCAGCGGAGTGTGTCTGTCCGCCACCTTCGGAGGAAGAAGACCTGCACTATCCAGAGCATCCATATACGGACGCACATCGCGCACTTTCCGGAAGTTCCACGGAAGAATTTCTTCGTCGCATCTGTACACGTTCAGGTTATACCATGAATACATGGAACGAAGCATAGCCACGTCGAAATCAAGCTGAAGACACCATAACGTGAAGTCGTTCCCTTCGTCCGTAGCAGCTATAAATTGCATGAAATCCTCCAGAAAATCTACCAGCGGCGTTTCTGCTCCTTCCACAAATTCGCGCCGTGCTTCGTCCGACTGCATCATCCACCATTTCAGTGTGGATGCTTCAACATTAAAACCGTATCGGATAGAATCGGTAAGGTCTATTTTCCACACCTTCTGTCGTCCGGTTTCACCCGTTTGCGGGTCAAACTCTACGGCAGCCACCGAACGGACCACGCTTCCAGGTGTCCTGCCCAGCGTTTCCGTATCTATCATTACATGCTTGAATTTCTTCTCTCCCATAATCTTTCATTTATGTTGAATTAGTCCGTCTTTACCCACACGACGTTTCTGGTCTTCCGTAGCTTTTTCTTTCGGAAATCTTCCGTGCCATTTTCCTGGCACATATCTGGCGTGATTTCCTGTTTCGTCAAACTCTATTTTACAGCATTCCGAACAAAGCGGTTTCCATTTGTACGGCAGAAGACTTTCGTCCCATTCTGCATCTGGCGCAAGTCTTGTCACAATGCTCCAGTATTCCGAAGTGGCGGTGTTGTCCACGCACCCGCATTTTGCGCAAATAAAACATCCCATGTCAATCCTCCATCATTTGTTTTATCATTTTCAGTAGTTCTTTAAATCCAGAAACAGTTATTCCTATTGCAAAAAGGATACTCCATCCAAAAGCTACACTTAATATAGCAACCAGAAAAATATTAAACGGATTCATTCTTTCTTTTGTATATAGGTTTTTCACGAAGCACATCCAGCGCCATGTCGGCCTTTCGCACCATGGCCAGCGTTTCCGACGCATATAGGTCGCCGGCAGCCATGCGTGCCAGAAGTATCTCGCGGTATTCCGCACGCGAAACTACTTCACCAATTACCGGAGGCTTGCGGAAAAGATTCACCTGGTAGCTCATACTTTCTTCCGTTTTGATTCAAACTCCTGCTGGAGGATGGTTTCGTATTCCTCGCCCAGCGGATAGCGGCTGCACAGGTACGCCTTTCCGTTGTAGATAAACCACTGAGGAGTGTGCTGTCGGTTTATGGGAATGCCAAACGCTACCCGGAAATCGTCGGAGGTCACGTCCGGCAGTTCCATGATTTTACGTGCTATCTCCTGCCCTTTCTCGTTCTGCATATTCGGGATATATTCTCCCTTACCGATAAACTGGTAGGCAAAAAGGTTGGGAACTCTATGGAACTTCAGGCTGCCAATGCCTACTCCCGGGAACAGCCGTCCCGGACGATCCGTTCGCGATTCAGCACCCAGACTGGCAGCCAGTTCGTTGGCCGCTTCCACCGCTCTATTCCCTTTCTCAATCAGTTCCTGAATGCAGCGTCCGCGATGCGTGTTCGATAGCGACACCTTGTAGTAATATCTTTTTTCTTCCATGCCGTTTTCAGATAAATTGTTTTATAAGACTAATGATTCCATACAGGCAGAATCCTACTACCAGAACCAGGCCAATCAGTATAAGGCATCCCTGCATGGCCATCTTCTTAAATTTATTCATAATCCACTCCTTTCTCCAGCGTCATGCCTGGAATGTAATACATGCCGCAGGTGTTCAGTTTTTCGAGTGCCGTCTGTATGCTCTTCTGTGAATTGTTCACGTAGTTCACCAGATATGCTTTCTTCCCGTTGTACATAGCAGGAATGAATACCGGCATCACCTGGTTCCACGGCAGCACACCTCGCGGCACATTACGCATCAGGCAGTCGTCTGTGGGAATTTCCTCGGCATCCTTTGGCAGATGTTCAAGAAAAATGTGTGAGTCGCCTTCCTCGACGAGCGTAGTAATAAGGGGATTTTGCAGTTTAGAAAACAGAGCTTTGTTAAGCTCCCTGCGTCGTTGGTTAGTATAGATCATTTGCCCTGCTTTTATGGTTAATTCATTGTTTTTCTTTCGCATGGCAAATGTAACAATTTTAAGCAAGAATCGCATTAAAATTGTATCTAAAATTCAAAAAACCACCGGTTCACGACTGAACCGGTGCTGAATATCAATTAATTGAAGTGTATGTTTTTTATCTTCTGTTTTCCTCTTCAATGTTGGCAATCATTTCCTCGTAAACTTGCGGAGTTGTTGCCGGGTCTTCGGTGTCGGTCGTACCTATTTGCCGTATCACCACTTCACATCCCAGAAAGTGAGCCATGCGCAGGAAGTTCACTATGTGCGTGTCTTTCCCCCGAGAGATGTCGCGGATAGCTTCGTAGGAAACGCCCGTATCTTTGTCGGCCGTCATGAAGTGAACTCCGCAAATCTCCGCACGGGTGAACAGGAATTTACCTATTTCCTTGGCCGATTTAATGGCACTGTCCGGGTAACGCGGAGGATTTTTCGGCAGATTCAGTGCACGATGAATGTTGTAGCGGCGGTATCTTACCACCAGATAGCCTGCGAAAAGCAGGACGCAGATAACTGAGAAAATTGTTGCTCCGTCCATAATTTTACTCTATTTCATTTAAACTTTCAATTGATTCTTCAATGCTTGAGAGAGCTTCTTCCATGTATTCTATGTACTCTTGCATCCGCTCTCCTTTTTCGGATTCCTGGAAAGACTCAGGTAGGTTATCAAAGGCTTCTTGTTCTTCATCTTTGAGTTCTTCAAGTTCCTCATATACTTTTCTCAACGACTCTCTTAGGTCTTCGATTTCTTTTCTTCTTTTCTTATTCATACGTTTATAATTTAAAAATGAAGAAGGCCGGCGGGGTATTACTCTCCGTCGGCCTTTGCTCTAACTTAAAACTTCGCTTCACAGCGGCAGGAATTATGATAAATATTTTTGGATATAAATTAACCATCACCAACGCCACAGTCATAAATTTCAGTAATCTTGCACCCTTCATGCGATAAACCCGAAGACAACAGTTTTTCTTTAACGTATCTACGAAAGCCTTCATTCGACTGTACGCCTGAATACCTCGATGCTATACCGTAAAAGCGTTTAGGAATAGATATTTTATATCCTAATTTTTTCTTCTTTATATCGTCATAATCAAGATGAAAAAACCTTTCATTATCTTTTTCAGTAAAGTAAGAAAAATCAATTTCTATATTATTCTCCACGCAGAACTTATAAGTTTTTTCGCATTCCTGTTTATATCTTTCATAAGCCAATGCTCTTTGCTTATCCTTGCGCTCTTGTTCTGCTTTCCATAATTCCTCTCTTTCTCTTTTACACTTCAGCACATACTTTAACACAGTTCCTTTAAGTGATACAAACTCACCATTCATTCCACCGCGAGGGGCGTCGTTCCCTATTTCATGGCTTATGCCATGCTCTGTAAGAAGTTTATCCAGTTCTTCGGTATAACTCTTTTTATAATAGTAACCTCCACTATACCGGCTCCGTACAGTATATGCTTCCCATTGCGTAATAAATCATCTACATATTGATTCATTACTACACTTTTCTTTTTGTCTGAAAGCTCTCTAAGTTTTTCTATTTGTGTTTTCATTGATTTTACTTTTAAAATAATAATTCAGTTATAAAACAGATATAGGAATTATGATGATTTTTTTTGATATAAGATATAAATACTATCTTTGTGCCGTCAAGGGATTGTCCCTTGTGGATTAAAACGAAAATCTACTATCAGTAGGTTTTCATTTGTGAATTGCTTCACACTTTTAGTATCTTAGCGCGGCGTACTCCGTCGCGCTTTTTATTTTATTTCTATAAACCAGACTACATCATGATACTTCCTCTGTTGCTTAGAGGATACATATTAATCGAGCTTTGTCCTGATTTCTTCTATTATCCGATTGCACTCCTCTTTGGATATTTTTCCTGAATACGTTTCTTCTACTTCCTTTTCAAATTCTTCCATGTTCCCACGAAAATCTTCACAAGTAATTTCCACTTCATTTTTTTTAGTCCGGTAGGCATGTATGTGGCTAATGAATGGGCCTGAAAGATTGAACCCACAATGGCTTTCATTGTCCTTTATCTCGGCATTACCACGTATCCATGTAGGGCAGTGTACTAATTCGTTGTCATCTATCTCAGCATCATATACGTGGGCATTCTCGCATATTATAGTCTTGCCACATACAGAGGAACAGCCATACACCTGTGCATTGCCATATATATCAACATTACCATATATATGAGCATTGCCATATACGTGGGCGTTCTCATATATACTAACATATCCATATACCCAGGCTTCACCATATATGTTGGCATCGCCATACACTTCAGTATTACAATGTATGTTAGCGGTATCGTAAACCTTAGCGTACCCATATATTTGAGCTTCTTCATGCACCTCGGCATCACCATAGACTTGAGCATTACCATATATTTGTGCTCCGCCATACACTTCGGCATATCCATACACTTGAGCATTACCATATATTTGTGCTCCGTCATACACATAGGCACTGTCATACACTTGAGCATTACCATATATTTGTGCTCTGTCATACACCTTGGCATATCCATACACTTGAGCATTACCATATATTTGTGCTCTGTCATACACCTTGGCATATCCATACACTTGGGCGTTACAATACATTTGGGCTTTATCATACACCTCGGCATATCCATACACCCGGACGTTCCCATGCAACTTTGCATCACCATACACCTCTGCGTCATCATATACCTTTGCGTTATCATATACCTGGGCATTGCCGTACACCTGAGCATCACCGAACACCAGAGCATCGTCATGCACCCAGGCATCACCTTCATGGCTAAGGTTGCTTTCTTTTTCAACATAACCTCCCAAGTCACCTTCTTTGGCGTACTTAAATGATTTTATGCATTTGATTTGAAACAATTTTTTTCCACTTGCGAGTTTTATGAATTTGTCAGTCAAAATAAATTTCTTTTCCATATTCTATACAGTTTTTACCGTGTGCCTCACGTTTTAGATTAAAAATTTGTAGCCTAACGAAGTATTACTCTCCGTCGGCCTTTGCTCTAACTTAAAACTTCGCTTCGCAGCGGTATGAAATTATGAATTATTTTATGTGCAAATTTTTGCTTTTTAGAATAATGTTTTATACATTTGCATTGTCCTTCAATGGATTTGAAACAATTTCTACTATTTGTAGGTTCTAAAAAGTAAGCTTACTTTTTTAATCGTACCAGAAGGAATTTAAAAGGCTGCCATGCGGTAGCCTTTTTTTATTCCTCTTCATCAAACGGTGATTTTACAGATACCTCACATATACAGAAGTTTTTATCGGCATACTGCGAAAACCTGAAAGTGTATTTCTCGCTTTTTACCGTTGCAAAACCTCTATTATATTCCGGACTCTCTATCCTGGAAAACTCTTTCAGGATTTCTTTCTCCAGACTATCCCCGGTATATTCATAATCAGCTCCTACTTCTTCACCACCGATAATAGCAGAACGATTGTTGTGTCCGTCCCAATATTGAATAGCTTCACATTCTATGTAGTTGGCTTCTTCCTCCTCAAATTTACTGATGAAATCGTTGATTTCTTTCTCTTTTTCTTTAAGACCTATCTCTTCTGCATTGTCAATGGTAAGGTCGTTCTTATCGTATTCCATATCAGAGAATGACTCTCCAAATATTTCAACCCCTTTCGCTTTCATTTCATTTTCCATGCTGTAACAATAGCAGTTCTTCAGTGAATAGTCTCCGGCTGCTTCTGCGTCAAGTTTCTGTCCGTATTGATCATAGCAGTCATGCAGATTTACTTTTTTTACATCATCGGAAGCAATGATATACATTTCGTTATTGTCGAATTTAGAAACAATCACTTTAAGTTTCTTATCTTCAAACATAATTCTATACAGTTTTTTCCGTGTGCCTCACGTTTTAGATTAGAAAATTGTAGTCCGACTGGGTATTACTCCCGGCCGGACTTAAAACAACCTTTTTAGTCAGGATTATTCACTAACTAAATTCTGGTAAAAGAAATAATCAAGCACTATTACCAGCACTTTTGCTTCTTTGTCGTCGTACCAGTCATCGAAGTCGGCTTTAATTCCGGAATTTGCAAGAATAGTTTCATTATATTCTTCTTCGTCCATTTCGCTGAAGTCGCATTTTATCTCATCAGGAAGATTGTCAAGATCTATATCCAGCCCTTCTATGCTGTCAGTGTGGATTCTATGATTTTTTCCTCTATAGACATAAATTTCTACATCTGCACAATTAGACGCTAATTCTTTCAGGTAATTTTTTTCGTAAGTTATCATAATTCAACTATTTAATTGGTTAATATTCTATTTCATATACTAAAAGTGACCGAAGGTTCATTACTTTACCTTCGGTCTTTTAACTAACTTAAAACTACGCTTCACAGCGGCAGGAAATTATGATTATTATCATCTCAGAAAACATAATCCGCAACGGTATTCTTTCTTATCTTCCGGAACTTCATATTCTAGCAGGTATTCCGCAAAGAAATCTTTCGCTTCCTGTTCAGTTCCGTTTACATCTTCACAAGCGCTGTCGTCTAAAATTATTTTCCCATCACATACAAGACGGTAGTATCCGCTTATGGACTGTTCGCATTCAAAATTCTTTCCTGTTGCTTTTACTACATCCTCAAAACTAGCTTTCATAACTCTAAACAGTTTTTTCCGTGTGCCTCACGATTCAGATTAAACATTGCTGGCTGGCGGAGTATCACTCTCCGTCGGCCTTTGCTCTAACTTAAAAATTCCGCTTCACAGCGGTAGGAATTATCTTTTCAGTAAAAATTCTCCTGCTTTTCGCATAGCTTTTGCCAAGTCTAATGCGTTTTCTATATTGTCAATTACTTTTACATTTTCAATATCTGAACTAATTCCCATTGTTACTTCTCCTGTAAATCTGGGATATGTGTTTCTTCGGATCATAGTCTTTCCGTTTTCTTTGTACAATTCAAAAACTGGAATAGTATGATTAGATTTGTCGCAATCACAAATAGAAAACTCAGGCATCAAGTCTTCTTCTGATGAAGAAGCAAGTATGTTTCCACACAGAGGACATACGTGTGCATACAAACCTCTGTGAATCATTGTTACATTTTTAATCTTCATTGTAAAATATGGCTTGAATTTTTTTTACTACCTCATTTTTTCTTTTCACATATTTATCATGGTCATAACAGAAATTTTGCATATTTTCAATCAGATAATCATACATTCTCGGTTCTTTACCTACAGATTTTATTAAAGAAGATATTTCTTTTTTTGAAGATAAATATATATCAGCGTATTTATCTTCTGACCATCTATAAAAATCGGTCTTATTCCCAAACTTAGACGTGTGGTGCCATTCTGATACATAGATTACACCTGCTCTATCTAAGTAATCAAAATGTGAAGCCGTAACTGAATATTCTTTTTTAAAATCTGTTTTAGGATAAGCACCCTCATTACGAGCAGATACAGCTCTTTTACTCATTGAATAACCTACATAACCTGAGTTGCCTCCTATTCTTTTCATAATGATATACAGTTTTACGTGTGTCTCACGATTTATATTAAACATTTGCAGCCCGAAAGAGTACCATCTCCGCCGGACTTGTTCTAACTTAAAACTAACTTGTGGAATTATTTTGTAAACGGTTTATGTCTATTTCCCATAATTCTAAAAGTTTGACGTTGTAAATATAGTTATTTTTCACAAGTAGCCGAAGGAAAATCACTTTTCCTACGGCTGGATTACTAACTTAAAAACTTCCGCTTCACAGCGGTAGATGGAATTATATTTCCAAATTATCTAATGCTTCTTTTTCTTCTTTTGACAGAAGACAAACGAAGTCATCGTTACTATAATAACCTTGATCTTCGTCTGGTTCGTCAAAACATCTTTTAGATGAATACATAACACTGCGTAACGCATTATACTCGTCTTCTGTGAGCCCTAATATGCTTACTGTATTGTTCTTGTTGAAATGTGTCTTACTCATAATTAATCTCTTAAATTAGTTTCTAATAATTCTTTGTTATCGTATATATTACCGACAATCTCTCCATTAAGCAAACCTTCAATATGATAAACTTCGTTTTTCTTAAACTGCCCTTTATTATGAAGAATACGAAGAACGGAATGATTGTATTCGTTTGCCTCTATTACAGCAAAAAGTTCATAGTTTGCATCAATATATTCAGAACCAAAACAATTTAAAACTTTAGGGGTAAATTTTACTATATCATTAAAATAGGCTTCTTTACTTTTCTTGTCACATAAGCCTATAAACTGGCATATAGTATTTTGATTTACAACACAATACATATAACCATCATAAATACATGGAACTATCTCATTCTTGATATTCTGATAAGATAGGACGCCTTTTATCCATCCGATTTTATTTTTTCCTCTGAATTTTATTTCTCTATTCATAATTCATTTATTTTATAGTTCTACAATAGAACCGGACTAGGTTGCAAACCTGAATCCGGAAGTAGGTTAGATGCGCATAAGTTTCAAACAGTCTTCTGACGAGATTCTACTTTTTGCAAAGCAGTAATGAAGCAAAGTGTATGAAAGTTTAAACTTACCTTTTATACCCTTTACCTTAAATATTTTATCTTCGTATATGTCCATTTTTTCTAGTTCGTTATCTGTTAGGTAGTCAAAAAGTCTTTCAAGACTTTCTCTAATTGTCATTCCTGATATACGAAGTGTTCCAAATGGATTTACTTTTTTAGGTATATTCTCGAATACTATTTCAGCCCCGAAAGAACGAAAATCTAAAATACAATCTTGCAAATCAAGTATATTGTTTTCATCTCCATCATAAAAGAAAGCAAATTTTTTGAATTTTGCTTTAAGTCCTTCAAATATTATTTGCCAAGCGATTTTTGTAGCTTCTCCTGTTATAGATGTTTTGCCAAATGCTACTTCCAACATAATGTTTCTTTCTACTTTCATAATTCCAAAATTTTAGTTAGACAATGCAACCGGAAAGAAATCTCTTTCTATTCCGGTTATGCTTTTATTATACAGCTAATCTTACTGATTTTTTTGCTTTTGGAATCACTTTATATGCTTCCCAAGCTTTTGGCATGGTTGAAAGAGCGTATTTACGGTCGGATTCTGTACTGAAAACTGCACTTTTCATGATTTCTTTGGCTTCTTCCGGGAAATTGATGTACATTCTGTTTTCAAACCATTGCCTACCTTTTCCTGAATTTACCATTTCAATGTAGTAAGGTATTACCTTCTTAAATTTATATAGAAATGCGAGTATGTTTTGGCTGGCAGGTACCGGGAATTTTTCTGTGGGTTTACGGCTCATACTTTTTGCATATTTCAATGTAGCGGCTATTCCACTTACCGGAAGTTTGCATTTGAATGTTCCGTATTGTATGGTGGTCATACATTCATGACCATAAATGGTATCTTTTGTTTCGGTTTTAATAACTTTACCGTTGTTGAACACTTCTTTCATCATGTTTTCTAATGATACTCTTTTCATAATTCTGCTTGTTTTTAAGTTAGACAATGTAGCCGGAGGGAGTATTACTCTCCGCCCGGCTATGAATCAAAAGTTATCAGAAATTTTCTTTTCTACTTTTTTCTTGAATTTTTCTATCATCTCTTCAATCTCATACCGTAACTCTCCATTTTCCAGATAGGAACAATATGTTCTGCTGTTATCAATAGACTGTAAAATGTTTGTTACAGCATATTGATTTTTCTCTGATAAACTAAGTTTCTTTATATTCATAATTCCAATAATTTAAGTTAGACAATAGTTCCGGTGCAGGCTTAATCCTGCAACCGGCTTATATCACGCAGCCTTTTTGCTTCGTGGTTTCTTTTCTGTTTTCTTAGGCAACGCCCATCCTTTGATTTTCGCTACACGCTGGTTGAAGTCCATCCAAAGTTTTTCGTCCAAGAACTCAAAGTGCATGGTTCCTTTTTTGAATCCTTTGAAACGGAAATATCCCCATTCAACCCATTCGCCCCAAGGTATTTTCTTATCCCAAAGAAACTGCCTTAGATTTTGATTAAATTGAGTTCCGGAAATGTAATTCAATGCAGTGTTCAAGTCATCAATTTTGTTGGCATTTCCGCTATAACTGCTTTCTACATAGCTATTAGGCCATCGTGAATCATAGGAGCACATATAAGGAACAATAAACTTGCGGTTTACCATATAATTGGCATTTGTTCTCCAGGTCTCACCTGCCGTAGAATTTTCGGCACTGAATGAACAAATCAAGTCGAATGCTTCTACCAGTGATTGATTCATTCGGTTTCCTTGCGTTTTTACAATCATGTCGAGCATAGTATAAATGTTACGCATAGTAAACGGTACATTTTGTTGTTGCTCTACAAAATTGTTTATCGTTTCACGGACTTTTGAAGTAACAAACTTACTCATGTTCAATTTGTTGAATATAAAGCACCAAGATTCTTTCTGCAGCTGTTTCTTGAACATTTCCCGCGTTACAGTAGAATGGAAATTTTTATTACTTCTATAAGCCCCAAACTTGATACTGCATCCTCCAATTAACGATGTCAGATCGTTTATTTCTTGTGAGGCGGCCATAACTGCATCGAACTTGCTTACTGCCATAATGTAGCGGTTAACTACATCACGTATCACGTTATACGGCATCAGTCCTTCGCTACCATTATATTCCTCCTCTTCTTCTTCGGAAAATAGATAACCGTCAAACTCATGGTTCCCCTCGCCCGGCTTGTAAAGCTTTACTAAAGTTACCCATACGTCTGTCGGTCTGGCAGCGTTCTTAAAACACTGCTCCAAGTCTTCCGTACCACCATTGAACTCAATTATTTCTTTCAAGCGTTTACGCTCCATAGAATAAGTGTTTTCAATTGTCTGGCTGTTGCATATAGCTATGATTTCACATCCTGCCGGTGCAATTTCAAAAGCATGGAGTATATGATGAGCGGCAGTACTGAACGGTGGGTTCATTACAATCATGTCAATGTGACTTATTTCTTCGGCTGTCAGCTTCAGGAAATCGTCACATATAAGGTCGCATTTTTGTGAAACTATCCGTTGAAGGTCATGATTTCTTTCACATGCCAGTACTTCACGCGCCCCGGCTTTTTTCAACCAATCAACTATGTTTCCTGTACCTGCAGATGGCTCTAATACTACTTTACCAGATACATTTACACCCATCATCATGCGGTCGATTACTTCTTTCGGTGTAGGATAAAATTCTTCTTCAAAAATACTTTTCATAATTCCAATTTGTTTTAATAGTTAGACAATAAGTAAGGCAGTCGGAATTACTTCCGGCTACCTTCTACATTACAGAGAGAAAGCTTCTCTCAGCTCCGGTTCGCGTTTCTTTGAGAAAACCCAACCTGCACCGCATTTCAGCTTCCCGTTGAAACGTCCGCCAAGTTCTTTCAGTTTCGCTACATAGTCACGGGTGTTACCGATGATGGCCACGGCCTTTTCGCTGTAATCTACAATCTGCAAATCAGATTTATTTTCTACGGCTTTTGCTGTAGAACTTACAGGTTTTTTCTCCGGTTTCTGATAAAGGTCTATATCACTCAGATAACCTCGTAAACAACTTGAAGCAGAAGTGTACTGGTTAGATTCCACAAACTCTGAATAAGACTTTGGGAGAAACTGATTTGTTTCAGTTATTCCGATAGCCTCTGGATGTTTGGCATAGAATTTTTCTTTTGCTTCCTCCCATACTTTATCAGAATAGCTGCGCTCCATGTCCGGCATATAACCGATTCCACCATACAAGGAGGTGAACTCGTCTCCGATGTTTTCTTCCATGTCTGTGTATCCATTAAAGGTTGTGTCAGCAAACATAGAACAGATTTTACCAACCATCTTTTCGGTCGGACCGTCCGTCCATCTTACGTTGTAGCTGTTTGAACCATTCTTTTTGGAATAGAACTTTACACCCGGAAAAGCACGTTTCAGAAGCACAAGCATGTTCTGTTTGGCTGTCTTGTCGTCATAGCTATTGCACTCAGTCAGTATCGAGCCATACTCTTTTCGGAGCTGCTCGGTACGCTTTTGGCTGGCTATACGTTTGTTTTTCTCCAGACGCTCGTTCCATGCCTGCTGTACTTCGCACTGGTGAACCAGTTTGGCTATTTCCTGCTCCTGCATACGGTAGTCAGGCTCTTTGTCGTCCCAATAGTAACCGATACCGAATTTCTTTGATAACGGCTGGTCGTCCTGGCCTACTCTCCAGTATGCGAAACGGTGCGGTCTACCGATTTCTGCCATTTTCTGCCGTCCGTGAATGTCAGGTGCAGAAGTCACGATAAACTTACCGCTTTCGCTTCCTCCATAACCTAAGAATCCATAAACGCGCTGGCCTACTTCGAGAACCTTTTTACCGATTTCTACCATCTGAAAACCATTTGACCAATCCATTCTGTACATTTTTCCTGATTCCATAATTCTATAAATTTTAAGTTAGACAATAGACCCCGGCAGATTCTCAAAAACCTGCCGGAATGTTTAAGCTACACAGAAGTAGAAATCACCCTGATGGCGGTATCCGCTGGTAAGCAATGTCCTGGAATATGCTTCGTAGTCGAAATACTGACCAAACTCAGTTTGAAGTTCTTCAGGCCATTTCATTTCCGCCATATAGGTGGCAAACGCTTCTTCAGAATCAAATTTCCCTGCGTATTTATCTCTGAACTTTTCTACGAGCTCTTCACCGTCTTTGATATAGGAATAATCCACAAAGTACATATCAAGAAACGTAAAGAATGCTTCTGTCTCTGTGTCATCCATATCTTTTGCACACTGAATGATACCAAATATTCGCGGGTCGATATAGCTTTCGTTTATCATACCGTCTGGTATGTTTGAGTAGTCCTGATACATAAACTCCGGTTCGTCTTCGTCACTGTGTAAATCTTTGCAGGCATCCAGAAATTCTTCCTTAGATTGATAGTCTGCCAGATTCATCCATTGTCCGAACAATGAACCGTTGTTATATTCCTTGTATGTTCCTACATAAACACGTGCTTTCAACAATTTTGATTTTTCCATAATTCCTTGTTTTTAGTTAGACATAAAAGAAGCCGGAAGCAGTTTCAGGCTGCTCCCGGCTGGATATTAATTGTAGACTTTGACTTTTTTTACATGCCATATACCGCGTAGAAAATGACTGTCAAATCTCGCATTCTGTATTGAGCGGTACGGACCGCGTTTTGCACCTCCGTTACATAAGTCCACACATACCAGGTAGTATTCATAATGATATTTCCCCATAATTCCTTTGTTTTAAGTTAGACATAAAGCAGGCGGCCACCGGATAATCAGCAGCTGCCTGTATGAATCACTCAAGCTTGAATAGAAAAAGATTCTCTTTGCCTTCCATATCAAAGGTGTATTCCGGTTCCTTTTTTATGTGGGAGAAAAAGTCATCCTTTTTTTGATACACATACAGATACATTCCTTCGATATTTACATCTTCTTCCGTTCCGAAATACTCTTTTGTATTTACATCCTGAGCGAACCCTGAACAACAATTATCAAGTCCTTCGCATGAAAAGTGATCCAGCAGATTAAAAGTTTCTTGTGTCATAATTCCGATAATTTAGTTATACGATAGCATCCGGCACCGCTGCAAGGCGGAACCGGGTAATAGTCAGGAAAGCGCACGATTCAGACGTTTCCGGATTTGTGGTACCGTATAAAAATCCCCATAATAATTTCCTCCGAATACGCCATCATATCCATAATAGGAAAGTATGTCACTCAACATATATTGAGGAAAGTTTTTTACGTCATCCAGCCATTCTTTCCCATTTTCCATACAGCATGTAGAAGCTATTCTGGCTGCATCCGGATATTCATTTTCTCCCATGGTGTCAATAAAATATTTTTCCCATTCTTTCGGATTGAACCATCCGTATGCGTATAAAGGTTTGTCTCCTTCATAGCCTGCAAGATATATCACCTGATATTCATAATTTCCATGGTAACGCATAAGAAAACCGTAATCAAATAACGATGATTCATTGTTAGCATCCACGCCAAACCAATTTCTGTTTTTATCCATAATTCCCGATTTTTAAGTTAGTAATAAGAAAGCCCATGCAGTTACATACCGCACAGGCTTTTTGTTACGATGCTATACGCAAAGGAAACATGCTATATAGATAACCGCTTCCACCTCGATACGCTATACAGTTGTGCGTGTCGAAATATTCCCATGGGGCATCAAATTCCCATCTTTCTTTATTCAGGCGCTTTTTATAAAAGTCCCTTAATATGCTTCCTACCCTGGAGCCCCATTCATCGAAATAATAGAATATGGTATCGGTTTTAATATGATACCAGAAATAGCCTACCTGACCATTTATATGTATCATATCCGGATCTCCTTCAAAGAAAGCCAATACATCGAAGTCTTCATACTCACAGTCAGTCCAGCCGTTATCCTTACATATTTCGTAAAATTCTGTGCTGTCTTCTGTGATAAGGTTTATTGTTCTCATAATTCCATAGTTTTTAAGTTATGCAATAGAGGCCGCACCACTTCTAAATATGGCACAGCCTTAAATCAATTTACCAAAGAAGAAATTTTATAAGAGACTTTTCCGTCCTCAAAGAATGTGTATTGATTACAGTCGCATTCATCCTGGGCTTCTTCATCTGTTATCTTATAGAAATAATCATAGCCCCATTTTTCATACTTTTTGCAAACGCTCATATACCATGAAGATATGTTTTTTCTGACTTTATCTACTATAGCTTCTTGCTTGTCTGTATAGGCTTCTTCTTCCAGTTCTACATCATTACGGCTTGCATAGCAATAACGATGATTCTGCCTAAATACTATTTTATTTATAATATTTTCGGCAGTAGTACGTTGAAAACCTATCAGTCCATTCATGGCTATTTTTTTTAGCTCATTATTATTTATAAAGTCTGAGAAATATACTTCTCCATAAAGAGAAAATCCGTCACCTTGACAATAGTTCAAACTATAATTAGGTTTTAAGTCTAAACCATACTGATATTTTAAGTCTTCTTCTATATAAGATGAAAAAATATACGGAACACGACCTTCCAAAAGAAAACTCTTAGCTTCTTCCTTTGCTTGTGGGCTTAATTCGCTATACTCATACACATTTTTCTCAATATTAATTGTTCTCATAATTCCTATAGTTTTAAGTTAGTAATCGTGTCTGGAAGTACCGTAAAGCACCTCCAGCATGGAATTAATACCCCATAGCGTCGTAGTACGATTTGTTTTTTACGTACTCTTTTGCTATTTCGTAGTCACTGCAATCTTCGCCGAGCTTTGCGCTAATACTTTCGTATGCGCTTTTTGGCATTACATAGATAACCTGTTCGCTCCAGTCGGAACGACCAGCGAAACACAAAGCCACGAATAAAAACACGCAGCACAGAATGACTTTCATTTTCTTTTTCATAACTCAAACTATTTAAGAAGTTTGCAGGCCGTACACCGGCAAAGGTGAACGGCCTGATTTTAATCATTAAGCATAGAAGCTATTGCTTTCTGCTCTTCCTGGAATTTATTCCATTTTCTTTCTTCTTCCGCTTTCCGATTCATTCGATATGAGCTGTATCTTTGTTTTTCCAGCACGTCCATACTTTCATATTCACGTACAAACTCCCGGTGAAACTTCAATGTATCTGAAACCTCATAGCATACACCATCTTTGGCAAGACGATAATTACATTCAGCTTCATAAGCTTTTTCAAACTTTGTAGCACATGAAGTAAAAACAGAAGCACACAATACGATTGATACGGATAAGATGATAGTTTTCATAATTCAAAAAGTTTATAGTTATACATACAAGAAGTGCCATGCACCCGAAAGCGCATAGCACTACATAGGTAGGGGTTTTCCGTACCACCCCCGAAGCTGGTTATCGGTGCGTTGACGCATACCCGCCTATATGCACCATGATACACTATTTGCATAGCGTTCACGGATACACTTTTCGCATAGACGACCTTTGCAGGCGCACCGCCATACAGACATATGTGTCCGCATGGTACGTTGATTCCATAGGCCCGGATAACTCCCAGCCCGTTCCATACATACGCTAAAACAGTATGGATCTTTTCCGGTTAACTACTCCGGCATACACCCAAGATTGAACAGGGCATAGCACACCCGTACATGAATCCATACGGACACGGTGCACCCTGACTGATCGTTCAACACGTTGCAGGACACACCGCACCCATACGGGTACAGTTATGCCATAGAATTATGAATTATGATTTTCGCGGCCCTGGATACCGTCAGACTCTTGGCCTGGATAACTATAGGCGCACACGTGCGCCCCTATATGCAACAGTGGCACACGTGCGCCCCTATATGCAACAGTGGCACACGTGCCGCCGTATTACATAGGTAGGTATCTTTTTCGCCGGCCGTGTAAGATAGATAATATATTTTTGTGGGTGTCCGGGAATCGGACCCGGACGAATACCATACACCCTAAACGAATCAGGCCGCTTTTTTCAGTAAATCTTCAGCTATTTGCAGAAGAATGTTTTCCGGTACATCTTTGTACTTTTCAGAAAGTTCTTTTGCTTTTTTAGCTATTTGTTTAGACTCTTTTTCCGATTTTTTAGCGGCTCTTTCTGTAGCTTTCTTTGTAAGTTTTTCGGCGGCTTTTTCGGCGGCTTTCTTTGCTTTTTCAGCTTCATAAGCTATTTTCATAGCGCCCTCTAAACTTTGGAAAAACGCCGAAACGGAAAACTTTATAGGAATATATTCGTAATAAGTTTTTCCTATTTGGATAACTTTTAATTCGTTTCCGTCAAGGAATTCAATATCAGAAACTTTTTGTAATTTACAGAATACAGGCGCCCCGCCTGTAGTTACATGCAATAACATAGAAAGTTCTATTTTTTCTATTTTATAAAGGTCCATAAGCGGCTTTATGTTTTCGCTTTCGCGGTTTTTATTTATAAGATTCATAACCGCAAACGGGCTTTTTAAGATAGAATTTAATTCCTTTACCGCGTTTCTCTTTACAATTGCTTTAGATACATTTTTTTCCATGATTGAAAGTTTTTAAGTTAGACATAAGTACGGAGGAGTCGACTTCAACGACCCGGATAAGCATAGCTTACCCGTTAGGGCACCTTTCAGTTCCTTTTCCCCGTATCAATATACTAACTACTTACACGGTTTATTTGTTACATAGTCATTACAGTATTTACTTTATAGCGGTTTTTAGCCGGGAAAACAACGTCGTCACGCGAATTATTACAAGCTGTTAACATTTGCAGCCAACCGGGATCCTACAGGGGCCCGCATTAGGTAAACTTATAACGGAATCTTAATAATAAGAAGTCAAAGAACGTTTTTTCTTTCTGGATATTTTGGTAGGAACGGAAAGAAAAACGTATCTTTGTTTTGCGACAAACTAAGAAAGTTTTATCTTTCTTTTTCCCGGGCGGGTATTCCTGTAATACCCGCTTTTTTTATACCTGGAAAGAACGTTTTCCCGGGCTTTGGCAAGCCCCGGAGGCTTGGTAAACGTTTGCTTATCGTTTACAGTTACAAAGGTAGTACTATTTTCTGTATACGCAAATACATAGTACTATTTTCTGTATTCATTTAACCGTTATTTACTATTCAAACTAAAACGAAAGGTTTATTTACATTTTCGCGTGCTTTCTGGTGGCGTTCCTCACCATGGAGGAACGCCACCAGCGGACACCAGCGGACACCAGCGGACACCAGCGGACACCAGCGGACACCAGCGGACACCAGCGGACACCAGCGGACACCAGCGG